CTCGTTATGTGTACACAATTATAAACTTCACAGGCATAAAGCACCAGCACTTTGCAGCTTAAATAACCGGACAATCATCAAATTCCCCACTTCGGGCATCATTGATGACATGAGTGATCACACCAAAAACAGCATTACTGCCCGTGTATCCATCGTCATCTACTGGTAACGCCTCTTTCTTCCCGGTGCTTAAATCCTCCAGGTGCTGGCGCGGATACTTCCTGTATCTCTTTATGCGATATTCACCCTCCATAGCGCACACAAGCAGAGAACCATCAACCGGAGTAAGCGAGGAATCAACCACCAGCAAAGCACCCTGCAATATTCCCTCACGGTGATGGCTATCAGCTGCCCGCATGAAGTAGGTTGCTGATGGATGCCTGATTAGTTGCTGATCAAGAGAAATTCGGCTTTCAACATAATCCGCCGCAGGAGAAGGGAAGCCCATAGCGTTTTCACCTCAATAATACTGTTCATTTATACAGTATACATTAAAGAGACACCTTTGGTGCAAACGCGTTACGTACATCAACCACCGCTGATGATTTTGTGCTCTTTGCTACTATTCATCACCAACGGATCAGCGTAACCTCGTTGCCAATCAGTTAATAAGGAATTAGCTATGCCTAATCGCATTCCTCTCGATCCTATATTGCCCAAAAATTTTGACTGCACTCCTAACGAGAAACGCTCTAAAGCTCAGCTGGACGCCTGGTGGGACCATCCATATGGGGTTACACAACCTGACGGGAAAATTGTAGTTTATTGTCTGAATGGTGGGGCGTGGGACCGTCCATCCGTGCTTTGTTTGGCAGATAACTATGATGAAGCCTGTGAACTTGCCGAAAGACAGCAGGCAAGCTGGGTAAAAACACGGTCTGAACCGACATTCATGTTTTCAAAAGAACCGCCATTTATACTGGCGAGGATGCCGCAGCGACCGGATCATCAACAAGAAATTGTTGCTGAATTTTCCTCTAGGGATGAGATGAATCTCTTCTCATTAAAGCAGGAAGAAAGGGATCGCGTCGAAGTGTCTCCAACTCTCGACCACAACCGGATGAACCTGGCCCAGCTCGCCTGGTACAGCAAAGAATTAGAGATGTCTATTGCCCGGCTTGAAAACGAAAAAGCCGCTATCCAAGTCCAGCACGAAGTAGTTCTGAACCGGATTAGAGAAATGCAAAACGATAACAGGGGATTTTGAATGGCTAAAATCGAGTACCATCGCGATCGCGGTAATTACCTGGAAATATACGATCATGAATCTCTTAACGATATCAACGATGCGTTATATGAATACTGTGAAAAAACGAGCATCACAGATGCACCTGATGCATTTGTCGAGCTGCCGGTATATCTCCGCGACATCTATGCAATACGAACACCGCCCGTATCGGTGATTCACATTGGCTATGTCCGCCTGTCCATCGAAGAAGATGAAGATCGTTATATCGTGCGCCACTATACATTGGACAGAAAAGAACTTCCTAATGAATGGAACATGAGTAATTTCTACAACGGTGAATATGGCTTAAAATCCGCTAATAATTTACGGTCATAATCTATACAGGCATGTATAACAACAACGAGCCTATTAGCTGTCAACAACGTTATTTTCTCAAATAAGAAAAAGCAGAAAACAAATTGTTTAAGGTCACAAATTGTGGCCTTGATGGAGGAGGGAGGCTTATTGGCTATGGCTAAAAATCAAATTAGACACTTCATGTTGCTGTAGCTCATCAAGATCCGAGGCCACAAAACCTTTTCCGAAAAACTTCACAAGTAACTCACTAGCCGCATCATTGTCACCTATTACACGAAAGTCATACGGCAACGTCGCAAGTTGACGATGTAATCCTGCTGAGAAAGTCGAATCTAACAGCGCCCAGAATTCCCACCGCAGGATAATACTCGCCTCTTAACACTGTATATATGTTGTTACGATATGTTTTTCTGTCTCTAAAAAAAGATGTTAATAGAATGCTAACCATTGAAGGGGATAAAAATATACAATTCCAACAAACGTTATTTTTAACAATTTTTTTCTTTGCGTTGACTTTCCCGGACACCTTGTCTGACCGAAGGTGCGCGAAAGCCACTTTTTCCTTCCTGAGTTATCCACAAAGTTATGCACTTGCAAGAGGGCCATTTTCTACATATTGTGGTGGCTAACAGATGAAATGAATGTAGATTAATTGAAGATAAGGAGAAAATTTGAGATGCAATCATGACGTTAATAGATAGGGTCTGCATTACAGACCCCACCCGCATCAAGGAATTAGCCGTTCCCTGATGTTTTTCCGAAAACATGTGCCGTAAGCTCACGTTAACGACTTTCATTCACCGAATCCAACTATATAGGGGTTGGGTTTCTACGTCAACGTGAGCAAGTGCACCTTTACATTTGACAAGGAACCACCTGAATGAACGCTTTTTTTCAGTTCCTGAGTGCATTTTTAGATGCGCCTATTATTAGCCAGATTCTGGCTATTATCCTCATCATCGTTTTGATTTTGCTTTTAAGGTCAGTAAAAAATGGAATTATGCACTGGCTTACTTAATGTTTCAGTGAAACATTAAAATCTCCTTGATGTGGAAACAATCATTTTCTGTATGTGCTGGTGGGCACCTGTAGTTCAGCTTTCGTTGGCATTTAACTTCGTCTTTGCTTTCTCCACCAGCAACTTCCAGATGCCTATTTCATTAGCAGCCGCCTTGATGGCGGCATAAAAAGCATCTTGCTGATCGTAACGCTGGATCTGTTTTTTCAGTTTTGCCTCCACCAATTTAATTTCATTACGTGCTTTCTGAAGCCGCATCACCGCCCGGTTACGTCTGTTCTTGTATAGCGTGTTAATCTCTGACAATTGCTTTAATTTACCAGCCTGACTGCGGATTATCGCCTCCCTGGCTTCTGCCGTGCGTCTCATCTGATCTCTTAAGAGTTCACCGTTTTCGATAATTCTTTCAAGGTGTTTGATGTGATCTGCAACTCTCATACTTCACCCTCGCTTGTATCACCAGCGTCCACCAACGACAATAAAGCCCTGGCCATCTTATGAACCAACAGTGCATCAATAATGCCAAGCGTATGCCCCGGCTTAATGTTTAATGCTGCCTCAAGATGACACCTTTCCAGACCGCTTTTCTCGGCTTGTTTATGATGATATGGCGTAATAACGTCGCCCAAAACACGGCTAATTCTTTCTCGTAATTGCTGGGTGCCAGCACACTTGATCGCTGTATCGTGGAGACGGTTAACCAGTTCGCGATAAACATGCGGCTTAATGCGGATACGTTCACCGGTGACGCCCTTTCCTGGCGCTGGCACCGAACTATCCGGAATATCCGGATAGTTGCCAGCCTCGTAAGCTACCCGCAGCCAGTGCATGAATGTTTCAGTGGACACACAACCACAGTCCACATCGATTTTTCCGCGTTGCTGTTCCAGCCACTGCTCAAAATTCAATCTACACGTATTACTTTCATGTTGCTCTTTTTGTCTCAAGGCCAGCACCTGTTGGGCCAGTTCCAGAACGATACCGGGTGACGCTAACCTCTCAAATTCCAATAAATAGTTTGCGTCAGGATGACAAGTAGCCTCGCCTGCAAAAAATACCAATTGCTGTAAGTATGCTGTCGTTAGAGTAGTCATTTCTTTTTGCGCCATTTCTTTTCACATTCCTTAGTTCATTTTGGCAATATCGGTCATTCCATCACCTAAGAAATACTTTCTCCGGTATGTCTTGCACTTAAACCACACTACAACAGCCACCAGCCAGAAAATAAAAGGCCATACAGCAATACCAACGACAGCCGCGATAAAGCCCAATATCCATAAATGAAGCTCTCCAACTTCTGTTTCCGGCAATATTCTTAAAGAATTAAACAGCAGGCTGAACGAATGGTCGTATGCATTGGCAGTATAAGACATGCAATCCATATAATTAAAGTCATAGCCTGCGGCTGCCGCCCATAATGGGCGGTCAAGAAAATGTTTTAGTGTCATCATATAAATTTAAGGTTCAGACCAGTTATCTTCAATAGCAATGCTTAATCTTTGTAGCCATTCTGCTAATTTCAGCATTGCTTCTCTTTCGCTTAAACCACGAGGAAAATCATCAAGCGAAATTGTTGGCTTGAATCCACCGTAATTATCCATTTCAACTGTCAGATTTTGTTCCAGCACGGTATTTCTTACGCGGCTATTGTGCCGGAGCAAATATACTGAGCGTGATTTATTGGTTTTGTGGTCTAGCTTATATTCGGTAAGTATCATCTGGCTTTTGCCATGACTATTACCTCTCCACATACTTACCTCACTTAATAAAACAACTCCATGCGTAGTTGATGATTTTTTCCCACGCAATATAAATCTGCACTCCGGCAGTAAAACCAAAGCCAACAATTGCTGAAAAAATCAAAACATTTACTTTTGACATTATAAATTTTCTCTCGGTGTCGTAGGTGATAGCACCATAATTGATAATTTAGTGAGTTAGCAGTTCCATTTTTTTGATGATTTCCGCATGAGCATCATCGTTATCAACACTTAGCTCGTTTAATGCTTCTCGCACTACATCAACTTCTTCAGGCTGAAAGAAGTCGTCGCGGTAATCACCAAATAGAACCGAAACCAGCCTGCCACCAGCAACATCAAGATTGGCGCTAACAGGTGGCTCTTTGCCATCCTCAAATTCGACTACAAAAGTTATTTTTCCCATCGTTACCACCAGCGACAAATTGAATACAAACCCAGTGCTGCCGCCATCACAATTCCTACCGTGGTGAATGCTTCAGGCCAGCTCATTGATTCACCTCCTGCGGCGGTTCTGGTAGCGGCATCCAGTGTGACGGTTTCCACGACGCACCAGGAATTATCCACCCATCATTAGCGTCAGGATGCCCGGGGATGTAAGTAGCCCATTTCATTCGCCAGTCACCTTTCCTGTCAAACTCCACGGCAACAAGAACGGCTGTTTTGGTATTCGGCATTCGCTCACTACAGCTTATCCAACCATCCGGAGTTGCCGGAGAGTTGCCCGATAGCTGGTTCAACTTGTAAGTTTGGCTTACAGGTTCGGCACCATGAAGCATGGCGTCGCTCCGCTCTATGCCATCCAGCGCGATTCGCAGTGCCTGAATTGTGGTAGAGCTATCGTTTGGGGCTATTCCATATCGCTCGAATACAGCTAAATGGTTGCGCATAATCTCAGGCGTAAGCTCTTTGTAAGCATAAGCAAGAGGCTCTGATGCATTATCCGGCACAACCGACGCAGGCGCGGCAGCATAAACAGGAATAACGTCCGCTTGCTCTTTATTGCTTTCATCCGTTAAAGACCAGAATAATTTCCCGGCCGGATGTTTGAAAATATAAGCAACTGGATCTGCTTCCAGCGATGCCAGCGCAATTCGTGCCAGTTCTTCTGCTTCTTCTGCTGGCAGTACAACGTTGCTACCCGGTCCGTATGTTTCGCGCCACTGCTTGATTGTAAGTAGTCGCTCTTTGGTAATAGTGATCATGCCGCGTTTCCTTCTTTGTTATTAACAATTACACCGTCATATATTTCATTAAGGTGCCCTCTCAACTCCATGCGCCTTAATGCAGATAACATGTAATCGCATTCAACCTGCTTATTCCCAATAAAAGGTTTATCTTCAGGGTTACCCCAACAGCAATTCCCCTTGGGCCATCCATGTACTTTCCGTACTCTTCCGTTAACAACGTGAAGTAATCCCCAGCCGGGAGGTAAATCCTCAACTGAAATAATTCCCGGCTCACTAATAAAGAATCGCCAGTCGCCCATGCCAAGTGAGGGATTTTTACGGAAACGCTTTTTTCTATCTGCCAACAAGTCAGCACGAGAACACTTCGCCTCTATCAGGCATGATGCTGAATTTCTGAATCCCATAGCATCTGGCTGTTCTCCGGTACTGGTTACAGCTATAAAGCGGTCATGAAAACAAACCTTGAACCCGTTGCGCTTAAGGAACTTGTACGCAATCTGACAGAGTTCGCGGTGTGTTAACGCCATATCACTCTCCTTTGATGCGAATGCCAGCGGCGCGTGGCACATTAACTTCCATGATGCGCACTGTTGGTTTGTACATCTCAATCGCTGTCAGCCAGTCAGCTCCTGTCATGCGCTTTTCCGCATCGCCATTAGTCCACTGAACCGGTACACCAATAGCCTTCATCGCGATTTCTATTTCCCCGGCAATGGCGCTTTTTCCGCAACCAGTAAAACCAGAAACAACGACAAGAACCTCACCTTTGGCTGGTTTTATTTCCCGTGCTTCCAGTTCTGCAATGCGCTTACTTCCATCCGCGATTACTCCCTCGTAATATTCACGCTGCTCGTTGAGTTTTGATTTTGCTGCTTCAAGCTCAACGCGCAGCTTCCCTACCGTTAGCGCAATATCCTCGTTCTCCTGGTCACGGCGTTTGATGTATTGCTGGTTTCTTTCCCGTTCATCCAGTAGTGCCAGCACGGTTTCTGGTCCGGCCAGAAATTTGAAGGCGTTGAGCGCATCAATATCCACACCGTAATCTTTAAGTTCCTGTTCACTTAACAAATCATCATCAGCTGGCAACATTAACAGGCGTTCCATTGCTGGAATTGCACGTTCCGCCGCCTCACGCAGTGCCTGGTAATTAATTTCGCTCACTGGTTGCCCCCTGAATACGCTCAAACTCTATTACCCACACCCAAGGATTAGCGTTCCAACTATCTTCGCCATAAATTGATTTCCATAGGCTACGGAAACCTGGGTAATGCTTATCGCCAATGAGGGTCGATTCTGTTGGTGCGCCCTCAGCCCTTGCATCGCATTCGCTGATATCGTTCAACCGCTCAACGCGCACGTTGGTAATTTCCAGAAGAATGCGCGATGCCCAGCGCGGCATGTGAATTGATGGCGTCCACTTTTCTGATACTGGTTTATTACAAACCTCGACCGGAACCCGGTGCGTTTGTTCTGTCCAGGAGTTACGCACGCTTGCGCGATAAACCAGCGTTGCGACGTCCGTCGCTTTGCCATGTACCCAGTAGGTTTCGCGAACCCAAATACGATCGCCCGGTTGACCATATGGACAATGCTTGGCAAGCAACTCTGCGGCCACTGCCCGTCCATAGAATTTTTCTTCAACAATCCTGCGAGTCTGTGTTTTATTCCCGCCAAGAATTGCCCGGACCATCTCATCGTTGAAAATCATGCCGCGCTCTTTCACTTCGCCTTTCATGCATCCCCCTTACCCATGCGCGACGATGCCGCCAAAAGTGATAGAGAACAGCCAGAAATAGATCGCGGCCATAATGATTTTGAATGCCGTGTTCATATTTTCAGCTCCTGTGATTGATTGGATACATGCCGCGCCTTGCGGCATGTTTTTATTTTCACTTTCCCTGTTTTAAAAATCAAGATTTATTAGAGCAATTATTGTTGATGAAGAAGCGCATTTTCGTACTCTCTGACCATTAACGTAAGCACGCCGTGATGCCTGAAAACACGCGCTACTTCAATCTTATCTTCCAGCGCGAACGCAATTTTACTTAGACCAATTTTCTTCAGGAGATCAATCTTTGCTGGACCGTCATTTCTGTCATCGGTGGCAGGACGCATAGATAGCAAAGGCTCAGCCCCATTTGTTACGTGCTTACGCAACCAGGCTCGTGTTTTATCCCTGGCTATCTCACAGCGCCCGGTTACAAACCAGAGGGTGTAAATGCCGGACAACTGGCGCACCATATCAATAACTGGAGTGATGGGAGCATCAGTGTCACAGGCAAGGTTAAACTCGTTCCAGTGCTCTGTTAATGCACCTTTGCCAGGTGGTGGAAGTAAATGCAGCCTGTCTTCCGTTGCCTCTGATATCGTCCCATCAATATCTACTATGACGATGTACGGACGTTCCTGGTGTGCGTGTTTATTGAAAATACTCAAATACCCTCCTCATTGGACGAAAAAAATGCTGGTGGGCGCACTCCACCAGCATTAAAGGTGACACTGTAACTATCAGCGAACGTAAATAGTGCCGCCGTTCTCTTTTTCCCATGCATCGCTACGTGCATAGCAAACATCGAGAAGTCTTCTTGCCGCAGTTTCCTCTAAACCCAATTCGACAACCAACTGCTCATGACGGCGGGTAACCACATCAAACAGGGTATGCAGCCCTTTAGTTGCCAGATCATCAATGAATTCCGGTTCGAACGGCAGCTCTGCATCTGCTAACATAACCTCTTGCGCCCACTCAACTCGACGGACCAGTTCCGGGCGGCGGCTTTCCATCTCTTTACAGATCAATTCATGGAAGAACTCTACCCAACCTTCCGGCTGGAACTCGCGGAAAATTGCCAACGGCTGGAAGTTTGGCATCAACCATTCGTTGATTCGGATATCAATGGCATAGCCCATGTCGCAGCAGAACTGATAAGCAAAGTCCAGCTTAGAAACGATATAAGGACGCTCGTTATTGAACTCTTTAGGCGATGAGATCCCATAAGCCAGGAGGCGCGGGAAGAAGGAGATTTGCCCTAACGTCGGATGAAGTTTGCTTGCAGGGAAACGGCGCTCAGTAATGCCATACATTTCCTTCTTGAGCGTCGCAAATTTGGCATTCTCATTAACCAGCGCGGTAACCTCTGCTTTTTTATTAGCAAATGCCACGCGCGCTTCGCTTGCATCTTTAATAGTTTTTTTGAGCTGTTGGTTAAGGTCGGCGACCTGCTTACGCAGTTCCTGTCGCTCGCTTTTAGCTTTGTTATAGCGTTTCTCAAGGTTAAAAGGATCAAGTTTCATGATCTCTTTATATTGAGATTTTAGCGTTGAAATCTGTGAGTTCCGCAGTTCAACCATCGCGGTCATTTCATTGAGTTTTGTTTCCAGCTCAATGCTTATACGTTCGGCATTATCAGCACGCTGGTTGGCGTCATGCGTCGCATCGTCGATCGCGTCCTGTTGCTGGCGTTTCAAATGTTCAATTTGCAGCTGAAGCTCTTCAATTTCTTTACCCTTCAGACCGAGATCCAACTGCATATTTTCAGCTGCATCTACCAGGGAGTTATGGCTATCAGCTTCTGCGTTATAAACATCAATAAGCTGTGCGTGAAGCATCTCCGCTGACTGAACCGCATTATCAAAAAAACGTGCTGTGAGGTCATCACAACTAACGCGGCGTTGCGCGGCCCGGATGTTCTGGATAATGGCCGGGATACCGGCATTCAGGACATCAGGGATAGATACATTTTCGATTGATTGGTTTTGTGCTGAAGTGCTCATTTCAAAGTTCCGTATTAGCTTGTGCTTCGGTCATTTTTCCTAAGTATGAAGGAGGAAGGACTACGCAATTTGTATCCAGTCCCTCACCTATGGCAGCCTGTAAAATTCTGGCTAAGGTGAGTCTCTTGTTGCGATACCTGGTGATGACATGCCTGATACCGCCGGTCGGCGTAACAAAGGCGATCAGCCAGTAGTGATATTTCCGTCGGAATGACCACATAGTGCACCTTGTAGATTGCTCTAATAAAAAACGTGATGAGTGTACATCACGTTTTAAAAATATGGAATTATTAGAGCAATATTATTCTGATTCTCGCTCAAAAAACGAGCTAATAAGGGGAAGCCAATCCTCTGACACTTCGCGAGGTCGCGGTTTGCCGTGGAAAAAGATTATTCGGCAGTCCTTTGGTAATGCCCCATTCCCCCTGGAGTAACGCGCGCTCGCATATTTTGAACCAGGTTCCACAACATCGGCCTTGTAACTTACAAACCATCCTGGATACAGATCCTGAAATGCTGGTGTATCATCGCCCATAACCTTCCGTAAGAACCCCTGATCACCCCAGCACTCAGTAGTGACACAACGAGAAATCCAACCTTCCGGATCTTGCCAGAATGAACTCCAGATATGCGCTTTTACACTATTTGGTATCCACAGGGCACCGCTACCACGATATTGTGGATGGTAAAAATCCCTAAGCATGGTGAAGCTGGTTGGTGGATTCTCAAGGATTGGGCGTATATCACCGGCAATAACTGTGTCCAAATCCAGATAGAACAGATCATCTGTTATATCCGGTCGGAACAACTCGATTTTCGCCCACCAGCCACGGCACTTTTGCCACTGGTTGATCAATGGGACAACTTTGACGCCAGGTACATGTAAACGCTTCAGGTCTGTCAGGCAAATAATTTCATAGCCTTTTGGCAGTTGATTAACCAGCCACTGCACATCGGAAGCGTTATAGTCACCACCAGAGCGAAAAACTAAAGCAATCTTCATGCTGCACCATCACCTTTCACTTTCATCAATGTCAGGTTTCCGCAAAATACGGCACCAGTGTCGATATACTGCTGATTCCAGAATGTCTTCGGGCTTTTCACCGGAGTGTGACCAAAGATAAAACGATCTGCGCCCGAAATTTCGCCACCAATATCATCCATCGAATCACTGATACGCTCGCGCGCCCAGACAACGTTGAAAAGCGGCACCTCCTTACCGAATTGGTATTCATTATCCGGATAGTCGGCATGGGCTATAACGATAGTTTCTTGCCCGGTGTTCAACTCAATGATATAGGGCAGACGCTTTACCAGCTCCACCAGCGCCCAGGCTAATATTTCCTGATCAGTGTCCAGCATGAAGAACCATTGTCCGCCATTCATTAGCCAGTTATTCACGTTGCCATCTGGACTTAACGCATCAATCATCAGCCGCTCATGGTTCCCCATCACTGCCCTGAACCAGGGCATCTGCAATAGTTCCAGACATTCGACATTTTCAGTACCGCGATCGATAAGGTCGCCGACCGATATCAGTAAATCCTGCGCCGGGTCAAAATCCACACGATGGAGTTCGGACATCAGTCTGGTGTAGCAACCATGCAGATCACCAACAACCCAGACATTCCTGTATTTGGTACCGTCGATACGGTGATAAATTGTGGGTGCCATCATGTATTCTTCAGCCATTCTTTAAGAGTCATCTGCGGAATACCTCCCATTTTCCCGCATGAAACAACGTCAATCTGTTCACGCGCAGACTGGAATAACAAAGGCAGGTGACTTAGATTTTTTGGCGTGCCGCCGGAGTGAACGCGTGGTTCTTGTGTAGCGTCAACGCCCACCAGGGCGACATGTTTGAATCCGATATGGAAAGCCAGGTTCAGAGCGCCATATGCACTATTGCCGCTGGCAATTTCATTCTCATCTTCGCAAAGTCCGAAATGTGCGGACCAGCGCCACGCCCACCACTCGGGAGAATTCATATTTTTTGGCTCCATGCCACGTTCAGCCACACGACGGAAGCACAGAACGCCGTCTCTGACTTCACGTTCTTTAACATCGGGTAGTGCCATGCAATAACAAACACCACGGCGACGGCGGCCACGACCAACGCGCCGCATATTGTCTGGCGATGGATCAAGTGTGAAAAAATAAGAAGCGCGGTTCAGCCAGTCGATGGCCCCATTGACCGCTATAATCGGCACTCCGCGCGGCGCAACAAAGTTTGCGGCGCTTGGGCCACTGCCGACGATAATAACGCGATCACTGCCTCTAAATTTATTCTTGGGAAACATTGAATTGCACTGCTCCTACTTGCATTCAAAATATGTAAATCTGCGTGTTTTTTGCGGGTATCCAGGAACTGCTGTTGCCATTTTGAAATAGACACCTGCGTTGGATTCCGTAGGGCTTGAGGGTGCGCGCCATGCCAATGAAGGCCGTTTTGCAGAGAACAGTCATAGCCGACTAATACAACTACTTCAGCCCCTGATTCAGCAGCCAGACTGATAGCCTGCGCGCCGCTATTTACCCCTTCCGCCGGTCCACAATATCGCCTGTACTCCAACGAAAATGATTTCGCCGCCGCCAGGTTGGCTGTCACTTTGCGGAATTTCCCTCCCGGTATGGTGGATCCGTATTGCTTCCACCATGACAAATCACCGGCGTATAAGGCATAAATGTCATCGAACATCTGCCAGGAATTGTTAACCGCGATGATTGAACAGCCAGTTTTTTCTATAGCAGCACAGTCCTCACGAGTGAGTGACGGACCGCTACCGACACAAAAAACAGTCCTAGTCGCCCTGGGTGGTATGTTCATTCTCAGCTGCAAATTCAGCCTCCAGGCGAGCATTCATTTCAGCGATTACCGGGTCCACTACAGCATCTGCTTCCTGTTCATTACGCGGCATGATCGATGCCAGCGATTCATAATTAGCCTTGGATGACACGATTATTCTCCCGATGTTAATGTGCGCTGTATCAAAGAACACATATGCACTAATTAATTTATTATTTCACGTAGCGAACAACCACTTGTCACCGTTCAATACATGCTCAATAGCCTCACCCTTTTTAAGGCTCATGTATTCCAGGATGGCGGTTATCGCTTGTTCTGCACCATACGCAAGAACGACGTAGTAACCTTCCTCTCTAAGCCTGCGCATCCAGGCGATCTGCTCTTTCGTCGGGGCTTTACCATTTGGTTCTTTAAGCTCAATTCGCATGCCGTGATAAATACCGCATGCTTTATCGAGACTCATGTCCGGATAACCTTTTTTCTGCCCTTCAGCCTTCATTTTCCCGGCGGTTGCTTTTGAACGTTTCCCTCCGTTAGGCGTTGCATGCAACAGCTCATAGATGTCAGGGTGCTTGCGTTCGAAGTAATCAAAAATGAAAACCTGCTCGAAGTGCTCGCAATTTCCGTCGCGCAGGTCTGGGTTCTTTGCCAGTGCTGCAAGTGCCTTCGCATGTGGAGAAACTTCTTTTACCGGCGCAAGCGATAAGAATGGATCCTTTTTGGTTTTTGGCCTGGACTGCCCCTTATTTCTACGCTCACTAAAAGCCTGAAACTCTTCCTCAGTAAAGCGCAACATAATCAGTCAAATCCTGCCGGTCGCATGCCATATTTACGCTGTTTTGCTGCCTGCTCTTCCCTGTGCCATTGCGCACACTCAGCGTCACAATAGATGCCTGATTCAATCGGTTCATTGCAGTAACGACACTTACCTGTAAATACCTGACTCACGACCTGTGCCTGCTTTCTGATGTTATCGATGGCCATGTCTTTGAGAGCTTCTAACTGATTCATGCTCAGCTCTGCATCATCAACACGTTCTGCCAATTTTGTTTCCTCGTGAAGAACCTACTTAAGGGCAGAATGATACATTTCACAATCAAAATTGCACTAATAATTTTCTTTTATTGAGTTAAATAATCAACAAATGACTAGCGGTAGAATCACCATCATCTATTTCTGGCAGGCTGACTATGGCTACATCAATCACTACAACCCAAAGCACCCGGCAATATCCTCTGTCGCGGTATGACGACCGCAACATAGCCGATCCAATACTCAGGGCAGAGCTGCGCAAAGAGGTGATGCTTATGTGTGAATCGAACGACAAGAATCTGACGATTTATTACGTTCTTCCCGATGAGCAATATCGCCCGGATTTGCTGGCTTACCGTATGTGGGGCATAGCAGAGCTACGCTGGGTTGTGACGCTCGCCGCCGGGCTTGAGGATGAGTCTCAGGGTATGACTGTTGGCAAAAAATTAAAACTCCCACCTGCCACCTGGATCCGCGAAATGATTCGCCATTTCCAATACGACGGCCAGGTAATAGGGACATTATCCATTGCGTAAGGGAAATGAATGCCAACTGAATATGCTCGCGACAACCTTGGTCGCTATCAGACTGATGGATTAAGTGCAAAAGACTTTAACAAGGTCTTCGATCTTATCCGTAAACAGCAGCGTCAGAATCGGCGAAACGCGCGACGTACACTCACCCCAAGGATTATGGGGATGCGTAACCGCGAACTTGAGGCATTCCTCAGCCTTGGGAAAAAGAAAGATGGCACCTACTTTACGCCCGAAGATATACGCAGCTTCAACACCTCAAGGCAGGCTCATAAAACAAAATTCAAGAGCACGGTACCCGGCATTACCTATGCTCAGCTGGTGGCGCAGTCCACCAGCATTGATATAAAACGCGCTAACAACAAAGTTTCTGATGGCACAGGGATCAAAGCCGCGACATTCCTCGGGCTAAAACACAACCTTGCATTGATATCTGTTAATGCCTCGGATGAGTCGGTCCACCAGCATCACCGTGTCAGAATTCGATTTGAGGAATGGGATAAAGCCGTTGAGGATATTGCTGAAGACGGTGCGAAAAAAGCCCGAATCGCTGCCGATCTCTGCAAGGGCCGGGTATCTTTCGACTGTGATTGTGGACGCCATCAATACTGGTATCGTTATATGGCCACTGCTGGTAACTATGCTGTCGCGCCGCCAAAAGAGTATGCCTTCCCCAAGATCCGCAACCCTGATCTGACTGGTGTAGCCTGCAAACATGTGTTGCACGCTATGACGCGTTTTCAGTCTCCCACATGGCACAAGGCCATCATTATTGCCCTGGAAAAAGCAACTGAACAGGTGGCCTTCGGCGATGACAAGCGGAAGACAACAACCTATTTCAAAGGCGAACTGGCTAAATCGCTCGCGCGCAACCGGACAACAACGACGGATCAGGCTAAAGCTGCGCGTGAGTATGAGCTGTATCTGAAATCTCAGGATGCATTAGGCAAAAAACTACGCGCCAAAGATAGCGCCACGGACAACGTTCGCCGGTTGTTAAAAAAAGCTCGCACCACGGCAAACAGGAAGAATGCCGAACTAAAAGCATCGCGGGTGAGGGAAGCCCAGGCTCGCGCTGAAGCCGACGCTCTCAAAAAAGCCCTGCAAACGCAGGCGAACAACCTCATAAAGTTTTTCATGAGTCAGGGAATGGACAAGGCCGCTGCCACCGCGCAGGCGCGAAGCATTCTTGAGACACAAATTAATGAAGCCCGTAAACGGAAAGGATAATCGATGGCTGGTTTCTTTGATGACATGTTTGAGGACACAGAACCATCACAACAAGTGACTGGTGATAACCTCCCGGACACCGAATCGGATCCGGATATTCCAGGCGAAGGTTCTGAACTGATTGAAGAGGAAGATATTGATGCTGAAATCGAAACCGATGGTGTTAACGTTGGTAATATTGTTGATCCTGTGGAGGACAATCACCTTCCCAATCTGGATCACGGCCTGCTTAGTGATTCTGGTGTGCGCCACCGTTATCAAGGTCATGCAGTTTTTAATAACCTTGTGCGGATGGACTGGCTCAAAGCAATCAAGCTAGACCCTGACTCATTCGATGCAGTTCTGTATCGCGCAATACCTTACAGAAACAAAAATGCACCTGAAACTGCACCTGAAATAATAGAACCGAACCAACGCATATATGACTATCAGGATCCAGAACTGATAACGGCCCTCGACTGCCCGGATGAGATGGACGCCTTCTACGCGCTATACGACGGCAGTGATAATACGGGAATTAGCGACAGTGCTTTAATCCTTCGGTTAGCCGCCGTCAATGTGCCAGTGGGTTCCATGCTCGAATGGCTGGAACAGCTGTCAGACGGCACAACCATTCGCCGCTTCTGGTACATCCATAAAATATTCAATTACGGCACTGCCAGGGTAGGCAGTTTGTTTTATTGCGTGCCTTCACGCGCCTTTGAAGGGAATTTCATCGGTGATTCTGAATAATCAGGAATGGCTACTGGCCATCTTTAAGAAAAAAGGTCTTACTCCAACCGGTAAGCTGGAATTTGCCACTATTGATGGCATTGATTCGGCGCTCGCACAGGCTTTAAACGAAGCGTTCGACTCACAAGTTGTCAGCTTTAATGATCGCATTAACCAGTCGTTCCGGGAGTTCCTGAAACGCACACCAAGAGATCGCATAACGCTCGGCACTTTTAGTGATGTGAAGGAGTGGTTGTCGTCATTTGAAGCCGATCGCGCCGGGCGCAAAGATACAGCCTCTGCTGGCCCGGTAAATAAGCTGGCAATGCCGCTTGTGAATCTGTCTCGTTCTCCCGCGTTTTCAATTTATGAAGGTGAACTGTGCCGGGATAATTACGATGAAGGGCATGTCACCAATGAAAATGATGAGATTGAAGCCCTGGTATCGACTATCCCTTTCTCACTGGAATATTCGCTATGGATAGCCAGTGACGAGAAGGAATCTCTTGGGATGGTTACAACTGCATTAGCATTCTGGCTACGAATGTATGCCAGCCTCGGGCAGGCATCTTTCACTCACAGAGCCAATGTCGGCGGTTATGAGATACCGGTTACCTGTTACATAGAAGGGCAAAAATCAATCGCATTTCAGGATCTGACCACCGGCACCGCCGATAACAGGCTGTTCGCGGTTGGATTGAACCTCACCGTTGTGGCGGAACTTCCTATCCTGGCTTATATGCAGCAAACCACCGGCACCATAACGGTAAAAGCGAAAATTCTGGAGGAATGAGATGGCCACAAAGACCACCACAGCCCCGGAAACTGATTCAAAACGCACTCAGCTATTCCTGCAATCTGTTTCAATTGGGCAGAACGAAATCCCTCGCGAAATGATCGTAGGATGTACCTATGTCGAACCTGGGGAGCTATCTGGTCCCCAGCTTATGCTCATGGTCAGGGATTCAACGGCTTACGTGGTCAATAAGCTGGGGGTGAAATTTGGGACAATACTGACCGTTTCACTTGGTGATCCGGAAGGTCATGGCGGCATCCTCTTCTCGGAAGAGTTCTTTGTTCTTAAAGCGCCGCGCAAGGACGATACTGTACTGATTTACGCGTTTAGTAACCCGGTGCGGTTATTAAAAGTTCCGTCCACCAGCGCACAGTATTTTGTTGATAAGCCCCCATCAGCCGTAGTTTCCTCTCTTGCCCCTGGTCTGAAGGTAAATGCTGACTCATTCAGAAAAACATCCACATACCACCTAGATGTTGGAGAAAAACCGACCAAGGTATTGCAGGAGATATCCCGGGATACCGGTTCTATGTGCTGGGCATCCAGGGGGACGATCAATTTTAAAAGTATGGAAAAAATGGCAAACGCCGCTCCATCGCTTACTTATGAGTCCGCCAATCCCAACACATCCGGATTTACAATTAGTCAGTTCAACATCCTGAATGCCGATTATGAATACCAGCGCCGCCACAATTACAGAATGGCCAGTTATGACATGACCAAAGGTGTGGTTTACTCAGGTAACCAGGAAGACCCCATTAAATTTACGAGCAATCCCGATCCTACCGCGCTAGCGAACTACAACAAATTCATTCTCCCCCGCCTCGATATGCTGGTGGAAGGAAATGCCGCGCTAACTCCGGGTACGACGCTGAAAATTGTCGTGCATAACACGGCAGGTGACGGAGAACTCGATGAATCTATCCCTGACAAAATGATAGTGATGTCCGTGACTCATTTCGAAGACCGCTTCCGTTTTGTCAGCCGTGCACAGTTAGGAGTGGTGAATGGGTAGTTTGACAGGGAAGTATCGGGCTGTAGTAGTAAGCGTCGATGACCCTAAAGGTCTGATGCGTACGCAAATACGCGTTGTCGGCATGATGGATGGGTTACCAGATGCCTCATTGCCGTGGGCAGAAGCTATATTGTCCAATGCAAACACGTTTTCACCATTTCTGCCCGGCGATAAAGTATGGGTAGAATTTCCCTACAATGGGGATTCTCGATGGCCATTGATAATCGGTTATGCACAGGATGCATCCGGTGGCGCTCCCAATGTGCCACCTGAAGCGTCAGGACAAGGTGAAGGCTATGTACCGCCTGAAGTTGAAGGTGCACCAGCACAACCATCAACCAGCGCCAAAAAAGACTTTATTTCGTCGCGGAACGGACTAATGGAGGTCCGGACGGCGGGCGGAGCCTGGGCCGTTACGCACTTGAAAAGTGGAACAACAATCGGGTTCAACGAGGCTGGGGAGTTATATGCCATTTCTCAAGGTCCGGCATTCATCTCTTCCGCAGGAAATCTCGATATAAAGTCAGGCGCGGATGTCGCCCTGAAGGCGGGGGGAAGTATGGCGATAGAGGCCAGCGGGAATCTATCCATAAAAGCCGCTCAAGTCTCTGTTGACAAGGCTTAAGAAAAGCCCGGCGTTCGGGCTTTTCTGTTATGACGGGTTCAATTTTTTATCCGTTACCGCGCGACGGTTTCTGCGTGACAAACGTCTCAAGCATCTTTTCCGCAATTGCCGACCAGGTGTGACACTGGACCTTTTCAGCATTTTTCACGCGATCAACGCGAGCAATAACCTCATCCCAATCAATCCGCGACTTGATAACCATATGGTTCACCAAAGCCAGGCGATCTGGCGGAAGGCAATCGGGAGGCGTTAATACCAACGCCCCGCACATTGCCGCCTCAAGTACAGTTAATCCAAGGCTTTCGGGATGCGTAACGATAAACACGTCACTCTTACGCAATTCAGCTGCAAATTCGGTTGCTGGTACCGGCGTCCGTCTGTATGGGGTTACCGATATATTCCCCGGATCAATGGTAACCAATCCGTCATCGGTCAACGTTCTGGCCTCATACGGAACAGTCAGACGCTGAAGGTTCATAAGGATACTTAAGGAGTGATCAAACCCACTAACATCAAATGCAGCGTGGTCTACAAAAATACGCAGAACATCGTCTGTTTTGGTTTCCAGATGGAACAGCTCCTGATTCGCTGCCCATCCAACATGTTTGTTAAAGCGATTATGACGCTCTAACCTGCCGGGATTATCCAGGTACCGCCAGGTATCATCGCGGACAGTAAAAGTAATATCAACTGGTGCCGAATCCAGCATAGAACCGTCGTATACCTGAGCTACCCATCCAGTGAATCGACGACGCAGTTGCACGCCTATTTCCCTGGGCACCGTAGTAAAATACCGCAATCCTGGCGCTAAAATGGCTTTCGCAGAACACGAGAGCGCAGCGGTCAACACAGCTTCAACATAATCCTCCGGGCTTTCGACGCCGGGAGAATATGGACGATGGTATTGCAATGTTACCCCAGCCTCACTAAAGGCGCAGGCCAGGTTGTAAGCCCACATTTCCGTATATGTTTTCACATCACTGATAGCTTCAAATTTTCGCCCAATGATCAGGATGTTCATTGCGTCTCCTTTTCCCTGACTAAAAGCTCATCCAGCTTGCTTTTATGTTTGAGCACATAGCCACATATTTTTCCTTTGGAGCTAATTTGCGGAATGGAATAATATTCCGAAAATACTAATTCAGCCTTTTCTAAGACAAGTGAAACACCATAGCGCGCAACATGTCTGTCGATCATTTTTGCATCTCTGAGATTACCTTTAATTGATAGCCAGTCGTTGAGGTATATATGGTTGCGATTGGCTTTTTTCAGCATGTCGCTCAACCAATTTTTATTACGCTTAGTTAGTTTCCGTTGCATCAATAATCCTCTTGCCAGTCAGCACCAGCATAGTTATCAAACCGTGAGTATTGGCCGTTAAAAGCCAATCTCACCGTGCCAATTGGGCCATTTCGTTGCTTACCGATAATCACCTCGGCAATGCCCTTCATTTCGCTATCCGGGTGATAAACTTCGTCGCGATACAGAAACATGATCAGGTCTGCGTCCTGCTCAATTGCTCCTGATTCACGTAAATCTGAATTTACCGGACGTTTGTCCGCACGCTGTTCAAGCGATCGATTAAGTTGTGACAATGCCACCACCGGTACTTGTAATTCCTTCGCCAACGCCTTCAGTGAGCGAGAAATCTCGGCAATTTCCAGCGTTCGGTTATCTTGCAGCTCGGGGACGCGCATAAGTTGCAGGTAGTCGATCATAATCATGCTCAAACCACCATTTTCTTTATAAACACGACGAGCGCGGGAACGTAGCTCTGTCGGCGTCAGGGCGCTTGAGTCATCAATAAAAATATTCTGCTTGTCCAACAGAATCCCCATTGCGCCAGAAACCCGCGCCCAATCCTCGTCGTTAAGTTGCCCTGTTCGAATACGAGTCTGATCAACGCGTGCAAGAGAAGCCAGTGAGCGCATCATCAGCTGGTGGCTCGGCATCTCAAGGCTAAAAACCAATACGGGCTTATCGTTACGGACTGCGGCATTTTCGACGAGATTCATCGCAAACGTAGTCTTCCCCATCGATGGGCGGGCGGCGACAATAATGAGATCGGACGCCTGAAGTCCTGCCGTCTTCTTATTGAGATCGGTAAATCCGGTATCAAGCCCCGTTACACCATCATGCGGTCGCTGAAACAACTCTTCTATGCGAGATACCGTTGCATCGAGAATGCTGGCGATATCTTTTGGACCACTACCGCTCTTTTGTCGTTTTTCAGCTATTTCAAAAACGCGGCGCTCGGCCATATCCAGCAATTCATTGCTGCCCCTGCCATCCTGCGCATATCCAGCTTCGGCTATTTCATTTGCGACGGAAATCATTTCACGAACAACCGCGCGTTCACGAACGATATCCGCATAAGCACAAATATTTGCCGCGCTGGGCGTGTTCTTTGACATCTCCGCAAGGTACGCAAAACCACCGGCGCGTTCTAATTTACCGTTCTGTTCAAGTGCTTCAGCAAGTGTTATCAAATCAATCGGTTTGCCATGACTTAATAACCTCTCCATCTCACTGAAAATTTCACGATGAGCACTGGTATAAAAATCATCAGCAACTATACGATCTGCAACTTCATCCCAGCGGCAGTTATCAAGCATTAAGCCACCAAGTACAGCTTGTTCTGCACTAAGGGAATTTGGCATGGATTCAAGAGGGGATGCAGACATTAGCACTCCACCCAGGCGTGCTGAATGTCAGATATAATCGGCATACTCAAATCACTCCTAACGATATGAGTCATCACCAGAAAATCAGGATTAATGCGCCGGACTCTTCCCGGCTGTCACACCGAATCGCCAGGATGGTGAGTCCCTGTATCCGCTATCCCTCCAACGGTGACTTGCACATTCCGGCTACCTGGTTTGTTGCCTGAGCTAGGGGAAAAGGTAACCCCTTTAACGTCACCAGACCGCTAACGACGCATGTGCCAGACGCCGTGTTACAACCAAATATGGTGGCCCCTACCGGACTTGAACCGGTGACCGTGCGATTATGAGTCGCCAGCTCTAACCACTGAGCTAAAGGGCCGGATTACTGCCAATTTTGCTTACGCTTTTATTTCACCGGAACAAACGGAACAGCGGCATTACTGGTCATATACTGCGGTAATGTACCGTTCCATTTGTTGATCGCTTCCAACTCCATAACACCGGGGTTCTGGCGCAGAGCTTCACCACGTAAACGAATGGCATCAGCTTCGGCCTGGGCTTTTGTGCGAATAGCATCAGCCTGTCCGGCAGCTTCCGCGCGCAGCATGTTGGCCTCTGCTTCACGTTGTTTGACCTCTTGCTCGCGTTGCAGGGTTTTTTGGTTTGCCGTAACTTTGGCGTTAATACTGTCAATAACTGTTGGCGGATATTCTGGCTTACCTACATAAGAGAGGCTCATCACCTGAATACCGATTGGCGTCATTTCTTCCTGAATGTCTTTAAGGGCTGCATCAAGCAATTCAGATTTGCCACCGTCGATAAATTTGTCGGTGGTCATTTTGCTGGCTAACCGGTTCAGAGCATCTGCAACCTTCTGGCGTAGATCGGTATCAGTAATATCATCTACACCTTTGCGATAGGTCTGAAATACCGTTGTGACTTTTGCTGGATCAACCTTGTAGGCTACGCCGATGTGGTAACCAATGGTTGTTCCGTCGCTCATCTGGAAGCTGAACGGCTCATCGTATGTCTTCATTTGCTTAAAGGTCGGGAAGATATAAACTTCAGTATTCAAGCCTGTCCAGTAGCGACCAACACCAACTACTTCACCGATACCTTTATCATCCCCCAGCTTATTTACTTTGATCCCTACGTTACCTGGCTCTACCCGATCGCATCCGGTCAGACATAAAGAACCCAAAATAATCGCTGCACTAATCAACGTTTTTTTCATTAATTAATTTCCTGGTTTTTTCACGAAAAAAGACTACTGCGAAAGCCGGGTAAATGAGCGCGAGAAGGACTCCCAACAATACAAGTATTGTGCTGTTAGATGAGATCATATTTGGCAAAAGCCAAACATACAGAACCAGTGACACAATCAAACAGAGGACGGCATAAATATATAACCGCACCCATAGCGTTCGACATTTGTTCGGATTGTTCTGCATCCTCTCACTCCATTATTTAACGAATAAAAAAGCTGCGGTGCCGGGTACCTCCCGGTGTCCTTTGGCTGGTTATCCACCGTGGACGGGGAAACAAGGAGAAATGAATGGACTGATATAACCATTTCCCCGCGTGCGCTTAGCCGCATTCGCCGCAATGGTAAGAGCACTTGGCTGGCTGGGCGGCGATGACGCCTGTACGCATTTGGTGATCCGGTTCTGCTTCCGGCATTCGCTTAATTAGCCAAATACTCTTAACGTTGCGCTGGCGGAGAGTAATGGAATCGAACCATCATCGCTTGCGCTATGGGACGGTTTTCAAGACCGCTTGAGCACCATGCTCCCTACTCTCCCGTTATTGTGGCGACCGGTGCTGATCTCCGGCTTGCGGTTATTTCAGACTCTCACGGGCGTTTAATTGCCCCGCCGAACAGCTCTTTTCCGCAATAGCTGCAATGTCTTTCGCGCATCAGCCTGCGCATTCACCACAACGTTGAGAACACTGGTTGTCACGCGCAACGCAACATTTATTCGTAGATTGGGATATGACCCCGTTACGCCAGTGTTCTCAACGTTGTAGTGCCGGTTACGGTTCCGGCCAGGCCTCTTCCTCAACGGGGTGTTCTCCATACGGACTACCGTTTATTGGTCGTTCCTGCGGTTTATGTTGTGAAGCCAGATGCTTATCTTCTGGTTGCTTCAAAGAGCTGCACTTCATCACAACGGTAAGAGCATTTATGGCTCGCATCGCGGGAAAAAGCCCACGGTAGAGAGTCGAACTCTACAAATGCTCTTACCTGTTGTGTTGGTGCCGGTTAACTGGATCGAACCGCTGACCATTCGCTTACAAAGCGACTGCTCTACCAACTGAGCTAAACCGGCAATTTGGTGGGGAGTGATGGAGTCGAACCACCCGAGTCGCAATGACAGTAGATTTACAGTCTACCCCGCTACCCCTACGGACTAACTCCCCTAAATTGGCGATGGTGGGTGGATTCGAACCACCGACCGACAGCTTAGAAGGCTGCTGCTCTATCCTACTGAGCTACACCATCACTTGCCGGGTACGTCTCCGGCGAGGGCTTCCACCTCCGTATGCTTTTCGGCGCACCGCGCCCTGGCTGCAATTCGGTAACAGGGGATGCACAACCCTGGCTTCCAACGTGATTAGCGCCTTCAGCATGACGGGATATACCCGTAGTAGGACGTTATCTTCAAATTGCTAAAAGCAATTGCTGTTACGCAGAATGAAAAAGGACGTAACAGGTAAGGACGCTGACCAAAAAGATGGCCCCTTCTCGCTCATCTGGTTAATCGAACCAGCGCCCTTACCTGTTGTGCCTCCCCGTTCCCTAATACACAGACGGGGACACTCTGCGGTCGATTTTTTGACGGGGGACGACTCATACCCCGTGGCGTCTGGCTTCTTAGGCCGCTACCATCATCAGATCATCGTTTGCATTTACTTTAATGGTCAGTTTCTAAACCGCCGCAAAGTCGCTAACCATGACGAAAACCATGAAAAAAACGCCCACCCGAAGATGGGCAAACTGGAAGCTCGTAACGCACTTCGGTGTTGCCGCTTAGGCGTATGGTCAACCTGGCAACTCGGCGTCATGATGGGGAAGGAGTCACTACCCCGTCAGGGAGTCGCCCCCCCCCCCGCCATACTTGCCGCCGCGCCTGTCGCGGCTAACAGCTAAATCGCTCTATAAATCACGATTCATTGATGCGATATTACACTAATAAATTTATTAGAGCAATATAGCCATAACGTCATGAGCAACACCACGAGTGTCTCCCTTACAAGACACAGAACGTCTGGCAAAGAGAGGTTCCACTCTGAAGCCACTATCCTGATAAAGTTCTCTGACGTTTGGCGCGCCACTGTTAGTAATGAGTACCTTTGCACCTCGGCGATGAGCATCCGTCAACAGAGACACCAGGCGTTTTTGCTCTTCAAACTTAAAGTCATGACCGGAATAGTTCGTAAACCCCTCTGTATTGGGGAGCGGTTCATACGGCGGATCGCAAAAGATGACATCTCCTTCTCCGGCAGCTTCAATCACTGCTGCAAAATCACCGCATACAAACTCAGACCGCCCTTCCGCACCGAGGAAGGCTTCCATCTCCTGTAATGGGAAATACGGAGTTTTATACTTCCCATAACCGACATTGAACTCACCGGCCTGGTTGTAGCGCGTCAATCCATTAAAACAATGTCGGTTCAGGAACAAAAACGCCGCTGCGCGATGTAAATCATCATAGACTTGTTTGTTAAACGCATTCCGTACTGCCAGGTATCCTTCCTGTGTGTTGTAGTCCTGGAAAAACTGATGCGCCAGTGCGATAAGTGAATGCGCCTCGCGTTGCAGAGTCTTGTAAAAGTTAATCAGGTCAGCATTCACATCATTTAGCAGATTTTCCTGGTATCCGGCATTCATGAAGACAGCTCCGCCACCGACGAAAGGTTCAATCAGGCGCTTCCCTTCTGGCAAATAGCGAAAGATTTGTTCCAGAACACCAAATTTTCCACCGGCCCATTTGAATATGGACCGTTCGAATTCTGCCGCTGGTTTAAGTTTTCGCTCTTTTGTTTCACTTCCTTCTTTCTGCCGACATACGGCCTTAGTAATCCGATCGCCAATCCAGCGCATTACTGGTATTGCCATACTATTGCCGATCGCTTTGTAACGCGGTCCGTCAGCTGCAAGCATCGCGGCCTCTTCTTCGCTTAAATCTGGATAGTGATTGCGAAGATATGCCAGTTCATCTGAATTAACTTTTTTACGCTTTTCCGTAGGGATCAATGTATGTCCATCAGGAAAACCTTGCAGCCTTTCACATTCGACAGGGGTAAGACGGCGGACAGCTACTTCTGCGTTTCTTACTTCATAGCAAACAGCTGTTGGATTTTTAGCCATTAGAGATGGTGAAGTATTCTTAGTTGCAGCATGTTGTGTACCGCTCATACGCTCAGGAAAAGCCAATGTAACAAGATGCTCATGGCTTTCTTGCTCACGTGCCCGCAATGTACCATGCCCTTCTGACCAAAAACCTGCTCCTGTGCTGCTAAAAACGGCAAGGTCAGTGGCATCTTTAAAATCTCTTGCCTTTACTGTCGATGCGGTTTCATCGTCAATATATTCCCCAAATGCCGCCATCCTGAAAGCGTTTACGGCTTTCGTCGATTTCATACCGGGTGGCATGTCAGCGTGTAGGCATGGATTTAGGCTTTCGCCACTGATTGCAGCGCCATTTGCAATAATGGCGGAAGCGATTTCCTTCTTTTTTCGGCTCGGCGCAATATTCCGGCGCACGCCTTCGAACTCAAAAAGTACCGTTGCGGGATCGAGGTCTGTTCGAGCACTTGCGACAACAAACACGCGTCGGCGTCGTTGTGCCACTCCGAAGTATTGGGCATCAAGGATTCTCCAGGCCACCTTTCGCTGCGGTCCATAAATACAACCACACTGCGGCCACTTTGGAGCATGGCAACCGGTTTTGCCATCCCACCGCCAGAACGCGTTACTTTTTCCTGATTCAGGTCGATCACCTGGTTCAAATGGCGCATCTTCTCCAGCCAATCCGGCAAGGAAACATCCGAAGGCGTTATCTGCCGATGACAGAACTCCTGGGACATTTTCCCAGACGATAACTGTCGGTTTGAGGAAGGACTCAGACCGTTTGTCGTCAATTGCATTTGCAAGCTCCACATACTTCAAAGTTAGCGCGCCGCGTTCATCATCAAGCCCACCACGTAAGCCCGCGATACTGAATGCCTGACAAGGCGTACCCCCGACGAGCACATCAGGGGATTCGATTTCCCCAGCCAGGACTTTTTGGGCAAGTTTTGTCATGTCGCCAAGGTTGGCGACATGGGGCCAGCGGTGCGCAAGAACGGCAGATGGAAAAGGCTCGATTTCAGCAAACCACGCCGGACGCATACCCAACGGTTCCCAGGCAATACTCGCGGCTTCAATTCCACTGCAAACAGATCCATAGCACAGCTCTTTCACTGCTTAGCCTCTCCACCAAGGGCATTTACCAGAGCATCAACCAGGCACGAAATTTCACTGGTCAACAGGAAGAAATCTGCGTCCAGTCGCTGCGCAACATCTTCACTATCAATATCAGAGTTCTGCTCAAGCAATTCATCCGCAAATTTGACGCTGGTAAGGCTGAAGTTATGGTCCAGTGTAAATTTAATGCGGTTCTGCCAGTCGAGTGCCAACTTAGTGACGAGCTTGCCAGCTTCCAGGTGTGTGGAAATTTCATCGCTTCCCAAATCCTGCTTTTTCACTCGGGCAATACCGCCATCCTCAAGCACTGCCTTAAGTTCTGCCGCATCCCCCATTTGAAATCCCTGTGGAGCACTACCATCACGTACCCAGTCGGTCAGCGTTAATTCAATGGGATTTTCAACACTCAGGGGAACAACAGGAAGAGAACCAAGAGACTTACGCATAAGCGCGAGCATATCCTCTGCCTGCCGCGCGCTGGCATTGATATAGATACGTTTAGTTGAACCGTCGTAGATCGCCTGGATAACAGAAAACTTTGAAAAAGCCCGTGGCAGAAGAGAATGCAGAACTTCGTCTTTCAGGGAGTCCTTCTCTGTTTTCTTCAGTTTACGCGCTTGTTCTTGCTCAAGTTTTTCAATTTTTTCTTGAATAGCTCGCTGGATAACCGGCGGGGGAAGAATTTTTGTTTCGCGCTTTGCTTCAACAAGGATAAAACCATTTCCATGCATAGCGATAACTTCGGAATTATCACCAAATGGCGATACAAAACCGAACTTGGCCATATCCTGACTACCGCATGGCGTGAAAAGGATCATTTTCTTTTTATCTTCTAAGTCGGTCAGATCCGCCTCACGAGAAAGTTTATAAATAGTAATGTTTTTCCAGTGCTTAAACATGTTGTAACCCTTGAATATCAACCACAGAAAGCTCGTCTTTGTAGAAAAAGGCCAGGTTGTGGCACCCCCTCGTTTGAGCGTATGAGCTGGGACCAATTTCGTTCTTCCAGACAAATGGCTTCAAATCCGTACGGCGAAGCATAAAAACGCGATTTGTTCCGCTCTGATTCCCAATGAGGCAAAAGCCTTCTTTCACCTTGATAGCCTGCAAGTTGTCGAGTTCACCGCTGGTTACACGGCTATCGAACTCCTTGCGGCTTATTAGCTCCATCTGCATCTGACGACTCCAAACAAATGCCCATTGAAGGGCGATGGCTGAATGGTACCGAAAACACGACATAAAAAACAATATTTATTAGAGCAATTTTGTAATAAGTAAACGCCATACAGACCACAAATAACCTAAGTTAAAATAACGAAAATCAGAGCAAATCATTGGTGGTGATGTGGCGAGTATTGCAACAAAAGACAGCATTTGTTCGGGGCACGGAGGATTCCCATCCAGGCCTCCCGTAGAGAGCGAACCACTACTTAAAGTCAACGGAGTCGAAGTGTTAGTTGATGGTAAGCAATATGCACAGCATACCGATGGGAACAGCACGCACGGCGGGCAAGCTATATCAACCAGGGCATGGTTTACCGTCAACGGGAAAGGGATCGTATGCGTTGGTGATCCTGTTTCATGCGGCTCTACCGTTGCAGCCGGAGACGGCCTGGTTCAGGTAAGTTAGGAGATATCATGCTGGAAAAAGACTACCAGTTATCCGCATATAAAAAATTGTCCGCCGCCGGTGGGATGAAAACACCTGGTGCCATAACATCGGCACGAAACAGTGCTAACACAGCAAAACTGCTTGCAGAAGAATTGACCGGATTAATTCTGGATACAATTGTCTATCCCGACACTATTACCAGCTATGTTTCAACGATCAGAACAACCGCAACTGGTTTAACGAATATTGGAGGGCTGGCAACTCAGCACGCGGACCTGTTGGCTGGTTATGCTGATCTGTCAATGCTCCTTCAACTCGATATTGGTTGGGATGTTTACTGTCGTGCTAATGAGCGAGAAGTTTCAGAACTGCCGATCTCTATTGCCATTGGTGACGCGACTACAACGAAATCGCTTGAGGACTCTGTAAATGCGCTTAATACGTCGAGTTTAGTCGCTGCTATGGGGGACATTAACCAGACCCTTAACACAGGCTCAGGAAGCTCGTCAGGCTCTGATTCAGGTGGCGGCGCAGTCACTCCCCCACCAGCACTGACAGAACAACAAGTTGAAGCACTGAAGGAAGCAACTGAACAATTTGGTGCTTTTTTCGACCAGACAACAGTACCGGTAGCAGCATTGCAACAGCAGTATGAACGAGCGAAGGAAAGCGCCAGCGTAGCCATAACTGCTTATAACCATGCTATCGGTACCGCGCTTGCGGAAGCATCAGCAAATAAGGCCAGCACAGCCAGCGCAGTCGCCGCTTTGGTTCCTGATTCTGTTCTTGATGAATTAAACAAAGCGGCACAGTAACAAAGGACTTCATTGATAATTTTTCTTCAGGAGGAAGACATGTCATTCTTTTCTACGTTAAAAACAGCTTTGTCTTTGAAGGAGAAACTTGCTGCTACTGGTGTTCTTGTTCTGATTTGCGCACTTGTTGGTGCCGGGTTTGCATGGGAACGTCATCAGCTAAAGCAAGCCTTGGATAAAATTGGCAGTCTTGATCAGGCTGTTAAGGAACGTGATAAGTCAATAATGGATCTTAACCAGACCATTGAGACGATGAACAAAGCAGATCAACATTTTCACAGCCAGGAAGTGAAAAATGAATCAGAACAAGCCAAGTATGCTGACAGGCAAATGGAACGAAAAGCAGAAGTTCAGAAACAACTGGTTGCGGCGGGTAATGTTCGCCAGCGCATTCCTGCTGACACTCAGCGGTTGCTCCGGGAGTCGATCAGCGAATTTAACGCCGACGCCGACAAAGGTTAACCACCCTGCCCCCAAAAGTGCGTTTATGTGCAGGATGCCAGAGTTTAGCAGTGAATATTTTGATGATCTGCCAGCGTATATCCTCGATACAGAAACGATGCTGATGGGAATTAACAGGAAGAATCGCAACGTCAATGATTACAACCGTGCTATCAGCGGTAACTAAAAGGAAAAACTATGTCCGATATGGAAATTGAAAAAGAGATTCTGGCCAAAGGCAAAACAGCACCACGCCTGACTCCTGATCACATCGAGAGTGTGATTGCCGAAGAGCATTATTTCACAGCTTTTGACGGCATTCGCGCTGCGCATGAAGGCGTTCGTGAGGTGCTGTCTGTTCATCCCTCTACGCGTAGCCTGACCATCTGTGTCTTGGTGCTGTGCAATGGATTCATTGTTACCGGGGAAAGCGCCTGTGCCAGCCCTAAAAATTTCGACGCGGAGATTGGCCGTAAGGTGGCCCGTAAGAACGCCATTGAGAAAATCTGGCCGCTGGAAGGTTATCTGCTGAAGCAAAAGCTCAGCGAGCAGATTTAATCAACTGTAGAAATCGTAATATCAACACTCATGACTTTACTTTGGCAGGAAGCCACTAAGGACAAACAACATGTTTGCGGTTAAACAAGAAATAAACAACGCTACTTCTTTGTTCGAAATTGAGAGTATTACCGTTGGATATCCTGGGTCAGATCAATTTAAACAGGCGTTCGAGATTGCTGAAGCACTGGGTATCAAAACGCCTGATGCGATTGAATATATCCCTGTTGCGTACGAAGATGAGGAGATGACAAAGGCAATCGGGGAAGAGCAAACTTTGAGTACAGAGCGTAAGGATGTACAGCGGGATGACTGTATCGCCGTGATTTGCTCTGGGGTTGCTTCTGAAATGTTCCCCGACCTCCCTGCCATAGGAGGTGTTGGTTATCAATTCCTCTACAAAGGTGATACGTTACGCATCTATACAAGTAGTTTGTTGATCGAAGAAGTAGGTACGGAAAACGACAACTAATTCGCTTCAACTCTTCACAGAAATCGGTCCTCAGTGGCCGGTTTTTCACTTATCCACATTATCCACTGGGTAGATCCAATAATTAGGTCCATACAGATCCCAATTAGATCCATATAGATCCCTGATCGTTGCAGGCCGCGCCACGTCTGGCTTAGAAGTGTATCGCGATGTGTGCTGGAGGGAAAACGATGTGTGCTGGCGGGATAAAAATGTGTGCTGACGGGTTGCTAATGTGTGCTGGCGGGATATAGGATGTGTGCTGACGGGAAAGCCTGGGTAGTTATCACCACTTATAAAAGCTATCCACATAATTCGGAAAAAGTAATATGAATCAATCTTTTATCTCCGATATTCTTTACGCAGACATTGAAAGTAAGGCAAAAGAACTAACAGTTAATTCAAACAACACTGTGCAGCCTGTAGCGTTGATGCGCTTGGGGGTATTCGTGCCGAAGCCATCAAAGAGCAAAGGAGAAAGTAAAGAGATTGATGCCACCAAAGCGTTTTCCCAGCTGGAGATAGCTAAAGCCGAGGGTTACGATGATATTAAAATCACCGGTCCTCGACTCGATATGGATACTGATTTCAAAACGTGGATCGGTGTCATCTACGCGTTCAGCAAATACGGCTTGTCCTCAAACACCATCCAGTTATCGTTTCAGGAATTCGCTAAAGCCTGTGGTTTCCCCTCAAAACGTCTGGATGCGAAACTGCGTTTAACCATTCATGAATCACTTGGACGCTTGCGTAACAAGGGTATCGCTTTTAAGCGCGGAAAAGATGCTAAAGGCGGCTATCAGACTGGTCTGCTGAAGGTCGGGCGTTTTGATGCTGACCTTGATCTGATAGAGCTGGAGGCTGATTCGAAGCTGTGGGAGCTGTTCCAGCTTGATTATCGCGTTCTGTTGCAACACCACGCCTTGCGTGCCCTTCCGAAGAAAGAAGCTGCACAAGCCATTTACACTTTCATCGAAAGCCTTCCGCAGAACCCGTTGCCGCTATCGTTCGCGCGAATCCGTGAGCGCCTGGCTTTGCAGTCAGCTGTTGGCGAGCAAAACCGTATCATTAAGAAAGCGATAGAACAGCTTAAAACAATCGGCTATCTCGACTGTTCAATTGAGAAGAAAGGCCGGGAAAGTTTTGTAATCGTCCATTCTCGCAATCCAAAGCTGAAACTCCCCGAATAAGTGTGTGCTGGAGGGCAGCTGCATTCAAAAAAATGTGTGCTGCCGGGAAGGCTTGTCCAATTTCCCGTTTTTGATGTGCGCTGGAGGGAGACGCCCCGCAGTTTGCTCAGACTTTCCCTCCAGCACACATCTGTCCATCCGTTTTTCCCTCCAGTGCACATGTAATTCTCTGTCTTTCCCTCCAGCACACATATTTGATACCAGCGATCCCTCCACAGCACATAATTCAATGCGACTTCCCTCTATCGCACATCTTAGACTTTTATTCTCCCTCCAGCACACATCGAAGCTGCCGGGCAAGCCGTTCTCACCAGTTGATAGAGAGTGAAGCTTGGCTGCCCATTGAAGCAGGAAATCACCAAAATGATTCAGGCTACAACCTGAACGTAGAAGAAATCCGCGTCCTTTATGCGTGGAGGATGCCAAAGCATGTTGTGACACACTTGGCAAAGGAGTAAGCATGCAGAGAATGCTATGTACAAGCATCTACGCATACATTATTATTTTATGCAGCATTTTTAATTAAATTCAAAAATACAGCATAAAGGATGACTTTCGATGAGTGATTCCAGCCAGCTTCACAAGGTTGCTCAAAGAGCAAACAGAATGCTCAATGTTCTGACTGAACAAGTACAGTTGCAAAAGGATGAGCTACACGCGAACGAGTTTTACCAGGTCTATGCGAAAGCGGCACTGGCAAAATTGCCTCTACTGACTCGAGCGAACGTTGACTATGCCGTAAGTGAAATGGAAGAAAAGGGTTATGTTTTCGATAAACGCCCTGCTGGCTCTTCAATGAAATATGCGATGTCAATTCAGAACATCATTGACATATATGAACATCGCGGAGTGCCAAAATACCGGGATCGCTACAGCGAAGCGTATGTGATTTTCATCTCCAATCTTAAAGGCGGTGTGTCAAAAACTGTATCGACGGTTTCTCTGGCGCATGCAATGCGTGCTCACCCTCATCTTCTTATGGAGGATTTAAGGATTCTGGTTATTGACCTTGATCCGCAATCTTCAGCAACGATGTTTTTAAGCCATAAACACTCTATTGGTATCGTAAACGCAACATCTGCACAGGCTATGTTGCAGAATGTAAGCCGTGAAGAGCTGTTAGAGGAGTTTATTGTTCCTTCTGTTGTACCTGGGGTTGACGTTATGCCTGCGTCGATTGACGATGCCTTTATTGCATCCGATTGGAGAGAGCTGTGCAATGAGCATCTACCGGGTCAGAACATCCATGCTGTCCTGAAAGAAAATGTGATTGATAAGCTGAAGAGCGATTATGACTTTATCCTCGTTGATAGTGGTCCTCACCTTGACGCCTTCCTGAAAAATGCTTTGGCCTCGGCCAATATACTGTTTACACCTCTGCCGCCAGCAACTGTCGATTTCCACTCATCGCTTAAATACGTTGCCCGCCTTCCTGAGTTGGTAAAACTCATTTCGGATGAAGGCTGCGAGTGCCAGCTTGCGACTAACATTGGTTTTATGTCCAAGTTGAGTAACAAGGCAGATCATAAGTATTGCCATAGCCTGGCTAAAGAAGTGTTCGGTGGGGATATGCTCGATGTCGTCCTCCCTCGCCTTGACGGTTTTGAACGTTGCGGCGAGTCTTTTGACACTGTTATTTCAGCTAACCCGGCAACGTATGTTGGTAGTGCTGATGCATTGAAGAACGCGCGAATTGCCGCGGAAGATTTTGCTAAAGCAGTTTTTGACCGTATTGAATTTATCAGATCTAACTGAGGAGTAAGAACCCCCCATGTCAAAGAAAAACAGACCAACAATTGGGCGAACCCTTAATCCTTCAATATTAAGCGGATTTGATAGTTCTTCAGCCTCTGGCGATCGAGTCGAGCAGGTATTCAAGTTATCAACTGGTCGCCAGGCCACATTTATTGAAGAGGTAATACCTCCGAACCAGGTAGAAAGCGATACCTTTGTTGATCAGCATAACAACGGGCGTGACCAGGCATCTCTTACGCCAAAATCATTAAAAAGTATCCGAAGCACTATTAAGCATCAGCAATTTTACCCTGCAATAGGTGTTAGACGGGCTACAGGGAAAATTGAAATTTTGGATGGTTCCCGGCGTCGAGCTTCTGCCATCTTAGAGAACGTAGGGTTGCGGGTTTTAGTCACGGACCAGGAGATCAGCGTTCAGGAAGCGCAAAATTTAGCGAAAGACGTTCAGACAGCATTGCAGCACAGCATTCGAGAAATAGGTCTGCGTTTGATGCGAATGAAAAATGATGGGATGAGTCAGAAGGATATTGCAGCCAAAGAAGGGCTGTCTCAGGCGAAGGTCACGCGTGCTCTCCAGGCAGCGAGTGCTCCGGAAGAATTAGTCGCCCTTTTCCCTGTGCAGTCGGAATTAACCTTTTCGGACTACAAAACGCTTTGTGCTGTTGGCGACGAAATGGGGAACAAGAATTTAGAGTTTGATCAGCTTATTCAAAACATATCCCCGGAAATAAACGACATCTTATCCATTGAAGAAATGGCCGAAGATGAAGTTAAAAATAAAATCCTGCGCTTGATAACAAAGGAAGCCTCACTACTCACGGATAAAGGTTCTAAAGATAAGTCCGTAGTTACTGAATTATGGAAATTTGAGGACAAGGATCGCTTTGCAAGGAAGCGCGTGAAAGGCCGTGCATTTTCTTATGAGTTTAATCGACTTTCAAAAGAGCTACAGGAAGAACTCGACAGGATGATTGGGCATATCCTTAGAAAGAGCCTCGATAAAAAGCCGAAGCCTTAAACTTTCGCCATTCAAATTTCACTATTAACCTACTGTTTTTAAAGTAAATCCATCTAAAATTTCAAGGTGAAATCGCCACGATTTCACCTTGGATTTTACCTTCCGCCCCTACTCCCGAAAAAAATAAAAAAATTGCTTGTCACGAGAAAGTCAACAAGTGACTTTCAATAAAATCTCTTCCGAAAAGGGATTCACACAAGTGCCTTGTGTTTAAGGAAGAGTAAATTGAGTAACTTACGCGAATACCAGAATCGTATTGCAGATATCGCAAAACGCTCTAAAGCTGTGCTTGGCTGGGCAAGCACTGCGCAGTTCGGTACTGATAACCAATTCATTAAAGATGATGCCGCGCGTGCCGCATCTATCCTTGAAGCTGCACGTAAAGACCCGGTTTTTGCGGGTATCTCTGATAATGCCACCGCTCAAATCGCTACAGCGTGGGCAAGTGCACTGGCTGACTACGCCGCAGCACATAAATCTATGCCGCGTCCGGAAATTCTGGCCTCCTGCCACCAGACGCTGGAAAACTGCCTGATTGAGTCCACCCGCAATAGCATGGATGCCACTAATAAAGCGATGCTGGAATCCGTCGCAGCAGAGATGATGAGCGTTTCTGACGGTGTTATGCGTCTGCCTTTATTCCTCGCGATGATCCTGCCTGTTCAGTTGGGGGCAGCTACCGCTGATGCGTGTACCTTCATTCCGGTTACGCGTGACCAGTCCGACATCTATGAAGTCTTTAACGTGGCAGGTTCCTCTTTTGGTTCTTATGCTGCTGGTGATGTTCTGGACATGCAATCCGTCGGTGTGTACAGCCAGTTACGCCGCCGCTATGTGCTGGTGGCAAGCTCCGATGGCACCAGCAAAACCGCAACCTTCAAGATGGAAGACTTCGAAGGCCAGAATGTACCAATCCGAAAAGGTCGCACTAATATCTACGTTAACCGTATTAAGTCTGTTGTTGATAACGGTTCCGGCAGCCTACTTCACTCGTTTACTAATGCTGCTGGTGAGCAAATCACTGTTACCTGCTCTCTGAACTACAACATTGGTCAGATTGCCCTGTCGTTCTCCAAAGCGCCGGATAAAGGCACTGAGATCGCAATTGAGACGGAAATCAATATTGAAGCCGCTCCTGAGCTGATCCCGCTGATCAACCACGAAATGAAGAAATACACCCTGTTCCCAAGCCAGTTCGTTATCGCGGCTGAGCACACGGTACAGGCGGCGTATGAAGCACAGCGTGAATTTGGTCTGGACCTGGGTTCCCTACAGTTCCGCACCCTGAAGGAATACCTGTCTCATGAACAGGATATGCTGCGTCTTCGCATCATGATCTGGCGTACTCTTGCGAACGACACCTTTGACATCGCTCTGCCGGTTAACCAGTCCTTTGATGTATGGGCAACCATCATTCGTGGCAAATTCCAGACTGTATATCGCGACATTATTGAGCGCGTTAAATCTTCTGGTGCGATGGGGATGTTTGCTGGTGCTGATGCAGCATCTTTCTTCAAACAGTTGCCGAAGGATTTCTTCCAGCCAGCCGAAGACTATATCCAGACTCCGTATGTTCACTACATCGGTACCCTGTTCGGTAACGTGAAAGTGTACGAAGTACCTGCTGGTATTTGTAAGAACTTAACGACAGAGAACATTCAGTTCAGCTCGATGGATGTGCTGTGCTACGTCCGTGATGAAAATCCGGGTAAAGCAGGCTTCGTGACTGGTGATGCTGTCCCGGCCATCCCGTTCCAGCATCCGACCACTCCGGCGCTGGTCAACCGTACCACGCTGTGGGGTTCGGCTATCAACGATATGCACCCACGCAACGGCGCTGATTACTTCACTCGTGTAACGCTGACAATGGCCAAAAAAGGCGGGCTTAACTTCATAAGCGGCGACACGATTGATGCCGGTGACTCTGAGTAATCAGGGGAAGTTCTCCGTTTAACATAGCGCCCCCGTGCGGGGCGCATAACAGGGAAAGTTATGTCTCAATATTCAATTCAACAGTCATTAGGTAATGCATCCGGCGTCGCGGTTAGCCCGATCAATGCTGATGCGACGTTATCTACCGGTGTTGCATTAAATAGCAGCTTGTGGGCTGGTATTGGCGTATTTGCGCGTGGCAAGCCGTTTACTGTTCTTGCGGTTACTGAGTCCAATTACGAAGATGTTCTCGGCGAACCGCTGAAGCCGTCTTCCGGCTCACAGTTCGAACCAATTCGCCATGTATACGAAGCTATTCAGCAAACGTCTGGTTATGTTGTTCGCGCTGTTCCGGATGATGCGAAGTTCCCGATTATTATGTTCGATGAATCAGGCGAACCGGCTTACAGTGCGTTGCCATACGGTTCTGAAATTGAACTTGATAGTGGCGAAGCCTTTGCTATCTACGTTGATGATGGTGATCCGTGTATTTCACCTACCCGTGAGTTAACCATCGAAACGGCAACAGCGGACAGCGCGGGTAATGAACGCTTCCTCTTAAAACTGACCCAGACGACTTCGCTCGGCGTGGTAACGACCCTGGAGACACACACTGTGTCTTTGGCGGAAGAAGCGAAAGATGACATGGGCCGCTTGTGTTATCTGCCTACGGCTCTGGAAGCCCGTTCTAAATATCTGCGCGCGGTTGTTAATGAAGAGCTGATTTCGACAGCGAAAGTAACAAACAAAAAATCGTTGGCGTTCACTGGCGGTACCAACGGCGATCAGTCGAAAATCTCAACCGCTGCGTACCTGCGTGCGGTTAAAGTGCTGAATAATGCGCCGTACATGTACACCGCTGTTCTTGGCTTGGGCTGCTATGACAATGCGGCTATCACCGCATTAGGTAAAATCTGTGCAGATCGCCTGATTGATGGCTTCTTTGATGTCAAACCGACATTGACGTACACGGAAGCGATCTCTGCTGTTGAAGATACCGGTTTACTTGGTACCGATTATGTAAGCTGTGCTGTCTATCACTACCCGTTCTCCTGCAAAGACAAATGGACCCAATCCCGTGTGGTCTTTGGTCTGTCTGGCGTGGCGTATGCGGCGAAAGCTCGTGGCGTCAAGAAAAACTCTGATGTCGGCGGTTGGCATTACTCACCGGCTGGTGAAGAACGTGCCGTCATTGCTCGTGCGTCAATTCAACCGCTGTATCCGGAAGATACCCCGGACGAAGAAGCAATGGTCAAGGGCCGTCTCAATAAAGTATCTGTTGGCACCTCTGGCCAGATGATCATCGACGATGCTTTAACTTGCTGCACGCAGGATAACTATCTGCACTTCCAGCACGTCCCATCCCTGATGAATGCAATCAGTCGTTTCTTTGTCCAGTTAGCCCGACAGATGAAGCATAGCCCGGACGGTATTACTGCGGCTGGCCTGACTAAAGGGATGACCAAACTTTTAGATCGCTTTGTCGCCTCCGGCGCTCTGGTGGCTCCTCGTGATCCCGATGCTGACGGTACAGAACCGTATGTGCTGAAAGTTACGCAGGCGGAATTCGATAAATGGGAAGTAGTCTGGGCCTGCTGCCCGACTGGCGTAGCCCGTCGTATCCAGGGCGTACCGCTGCTTATTAAGTAAGGGAATACAATGAGCAAAAACTTTTTTCAATCCGGGGCATTTTTGGGGAATGGACTGTCCCGTTTCGCTTTGAACTCTGATCCTGTGCAGCTGATGGAGTCTGCCCGAGCAAGCGCCGAACCGCCAACAGATCCGGTTATTAATAATAATCCGGAACCGGCGGCACAGACTAACGATAACGTTCCATCTGCCCCGGCTCCAGAGCAAATCCTGGAAGGGAAAGACGGTAAAGAATGGACCGTCGAACAGGCGCACCAGATGATTCTGGAAGCTGCAAATCGAAGTGCTATGCAGAATGCGTTGAGTGATGCGGCCGACGCCGTTTTCTCCTGGGCTGATAGCGGTGATCTGACTTTCGACTCCCTTGATGGTTTCGTTCAGGCTATCGCTGGTATCTCTGATGACGACGACTCCGAAGTTACAGAAGAACAGGACGATGCCTATAACGAAGCATGGGCAAATGTTGCTGACTTCCTCGCAGCATGCGGTGTAGATGATGACCTGATCGAAGCACTGGCTGACGATGAAGACGACGACGCTGCTGCTGATGTTGGTGCCTCTATCGCTGGTTTAGATAGCGACGACCGCGACGAACTGGAAGCGGCGTTTGTTGTTGCTGGCACTTCTGATGAAATGCTGACTGAAGCATTTAAGAAGGTTGTTCGTAACGGTGAGATCAAACTCATCCGTAAACGCCTGCGTAAAAAACGTCTGACTGCGGCTCAAAAATCGGCGCTGAAAAAAGCGCGTCGAAAAGCCCAGACCGGCGCGGCAAAACTTGCCCGCAAAAAGTCAATGAAACTGCGCCGTAAGCGCCTTGGCTAAAGGAGGAGGCCGGAGAACTCCGGCCTTTAACTTGAATGGCACCTATACCTTATGGGGTTTACAGCCAGGCTGACGGTGTATCGCCATTTCTGAAAGTTACTTTAACGAACTCTCAGTACCAGGTTACCGGATATATCAGCCAGGGGGCAGCAATGAACATGGCCCAGAATTGGGAAGCGCCGTTTACCGGTATGTCCATGGGGTCTGTTGCTGGTGCTTTCAGTGGTTTTGCGCAGGTTGGTACTGAAACAACGTCGGTGGCCCGTTGGAACAGCTTAATGGTTTGGGAGGGGGGAACACCGCCGACTTTCACGCTGCCTGTAACTTTCATCGCTTTGTTTGACCCATTCACGGAGGTTTCAGGAGCTATCGCCGCATTGTCAGCGATGATTAGCCCGGAACTTAAAGATGCCAGCATTGGTGGTCGAATACCGGAGCGTGTGACGCTAAACATTGGTCGCCGGATCAACATCATTGATGTCGCTATCCAGGACATAAGTTTCGATCTCGATGCGCCCAGGGACAGCAATGGGCATTTCCTGAAAAACACCGTCAACCTCCAGTTGACCGGTTCTTCGATATATAACAGCTCCGATATTGTTCGGGCGTTCCAGTAAAAGGATTTTATATGGGGCACAATAACACTAAGGGAAACCGTAAATTTATTAAGGGCCGCTATACTGCCAACGCGGCCAAAGGCGAACGACTGGTATCTTCTGAATTCCAGCTCACTTTTGCAGGCCATGAAGATATCAGCGTACTGGTTCGCACGTCGCAAATTCCTGAAATGACCCGCGAGGATGTGGAGGACTATGGTCCGAATGGTGTGAAGTTCAACCAGCACGGTCCAATTCGAAACTCTGGGGAAATCCAGGTCCAGTGCGTGGAGACTATCGAAGGCGATATTCTTCAGTTCATTAAAGATCGCATTGCGGCGAAGGACTATGTTGATATAACGATGGCTGCGACCCCTGAATCCAAATCTTCCGGGGTTAACGCTGTGACAAAAGCTGCTACAACAATTGAAATGTTGGACTGCAAAATCTACAGTGATGCAATCGACTTTAGTACCGAAGATGTGACTGCCGCTGTGCGCCCGTCACTTCGTATCGTCTACAACTGGATTGAGTGGGATTAAGAGTCATCCCTTGTATTTTAAAGCTCCTTCGGGAGCTTTTTTATTTGGAGAGGAAAGGGTGCATTGAGGATACCTGACACACGAAGAGTGGCGGAGATCTCTCCCCGCCAGGTCTCTTACCTTTCAGATTCGTAGGCTGTGAAGACAGTGACCTCCGTCTGGCTGGTTCGGATTCGTACCTCGCAGAGGTCTTTCCTCGTTACCAGTGCCGTCACAATGACGGTTAAACAGATGACGATCAGAGCGATTAACATCGCTTTTTGCTGCTTCATAGCCTGCTTCTCCTTGACCTTTTGGTCGGTAAGAGGCTAATCTACGTATGCTAAGCATAGATATGGCCTCAGATTAATGTTAAGCGTCTTGCAGGACGCGTAATGTTATCTGGGGCTTTCTTCTATCTGCTTTTCGGGTAATGCCTGAAGCAGATAGCCTCAAGCACCCGCAACGATTGTATCAATGTCTGGCTTTTTTTCTATAGAAATCACCTGGAAGGGTGAATATCCACATCAGAAGAAATGTTGCAGCAAACATGATCCCTAATGGCCAGACCGCGCCAAAGAAAATCCATACTAAGATCTCCTCTGCTTGTTCTTTGCGGTCGATATCGACAAGCATTTTTCGGCTGATCATGTATACACAGAAGCCAATACAAACATATCCTGCAAAAGCGATCGCTAACTGTAAAAAATCAGATTGCATCTCCGACCTCAAACTGAAAACGCCAGGTGACTCCAGATTAGAGCAATCTATCACCCTCTGAATCCTGCCGGTATACCCCATTGTTCGTTATCTTTATTTTTGGCTAAAACCGCATTAAGAGCTTCGTTTACCGTCATGCAATGCGGCAGATTATCGAAGTTTGATACCCCGCCAATATCAGGAGAACGCTTGTTCTTCAGGTAAGCATATTTCCGCGCTGCCGCCTCTACCTTCTGCTTGAACTCATGTTTTTGAGCGCGTTTTTTGGATAACCGCAGATTGTCAGCCTTTGCTTTTGCCTCAGCGATCCATGAAGTCAATTTTTTGAGTCTGCTCGTTCCGGCACCGCCGGAAACTGATCTTTTTGTTTTTTTAACTTGTGACTTCTTATTCTTTATTGCCACGTCATCCTGACAGGGGGAGGGGGTATCATTTTGACATGGGGGTGTGGATAAAAAATTAAATAAAGCCAATGTCTTAGCGAGAACAGCTTTAACCTTGGTTGCCGCTGAAGAGATCTTTAATTTGCTTTCAATCAGCGCATTTTTGGCTTGTTGTGCGAAGGCCAAAAAGGATGGTGTAAACCGGTACAGGTTAGCGCGACGTTCACGGTGATCGCCGATAACAATCTCTACAGATAGAATTCCTTTGTTTACAGCTTCACGGAATGCACGAACGACGGTTGATTGGCTATAACCAGTTTCTGCCGCGATCAGGCGGTGAGGCTTGTGAATGAAGTATTCACTGGTTGTTGCCGCGAGATTTGCACATTGCGACAGGATATGCCCGGCGCTACGGGATAGACCGGAGTGTGTTACAAAGCAGGCCAATTCATAGCCAGAAAAAGTAAAATCGCTCATCGTTATACAGCTCAGGAAAGTGACTTTAGCCAGCATTACAATGCTGGTGGTTCTTACTACGTCTGTTAGCGCGTTGCCGCGACAGGTACCAGCACACCAGCATCAAGCAATCGCTTCATCAGCCACTGCTGACCTTTGCCGGTTATACGAGTCGTGAAAGAAATCCTGCTTCCATTGCTTGTATCGATCACGGTTTCTTTAAGGGTGAAATACCCACGGGATATGTATTCTTGTTTGGGGACGTTCCTGCGTTCACCGGTTGCGATCAGAATTCCGTTATCACGCAACCAGGTGAAGAGATAGTTTTGGCCCAGGCCGAGCACTTTGGCATAGTTGCCGATTAGAACCCCGCTGGCGGTAGCAACGCGTTCGGCGAATTCGACTTTAGGTGCATCCATAAGCATTTTTTGCTCCAGCCGTTGCTTTTGCTCTGCCAGGTCGGCAGCCAAACGGAGAGCTTCAGGGAGACTCTGCGGAATAGCAGGTTGTAATCTTCCAGCTCGATAGTCGATAAATGTCTGGTTTACCTTCAGCCGAAACGCGGGAGAAATCCAACCAGCGTACTCCACTGCGAGCAATTCATGGGCAAAAGTGCCGCCGCCACGGCCTTCGAACGAAACTATGCAATTCTGCATAGTTTCTTTTTCCAGCTCTTCGATGAGCTGTTTGGCTGACAGCGTTCTTAGCCATTGAGCTGGCGCTTTATGGGCACCGAGTCCGCTCGCTCTGTGTAGAGCATTAAGGTTGTAACGGCCAGCGCGGTCGGTCGTAATTTCAACACCACAAATAACGGGCAGAGTGGTGGAAGGATCGACATTTTGATGAAGGTTTGATATATTCATATCCGCATTGAATGTTTGTTGCATTTTTTCTCCAAATTTGCATCAACCTTCAATCACCAGCTCGAAATGGTGATTCTTTGCACTTAGAAAACGAAATTTATTAGAGCAAATTTTTCTGACTCGATCCAGATCGGGTTGGACGATCTGCTCAGAAGCCTGCCAGTTAGCTGGCAGGTTTTTTCTTTTGTTAACCTATTGCTACTGGTTTTAACAAACCAGCATCAAGTAGCTTGCGAGTTAACCACTGCTGGCCTTTACCCGTTAATTGGGGCGTCAGCCGTATCTGGTAGCCATTTTCATCATCCAGCACCACCTCTTTCACCGTGAAATACCCGGCGTTGATGTACTGTTGGCGCGGTACGTTTTTGCGCGCTCCAAAAGCCATGAGAATGCCGTTCTGGCGCAACCATGAGAAAAGGGCGTTTTGCTTAAGTCCAACGACCTTTGCAAAGTTCCCGATCAGGATTCCATTGGCCACTGATACCCGGTCGGCAAAATCGACTTTAGGGGCTGCGGCCACCAGCTGTTGTTCCAACTGCATTTTCTGTTCTGCTAACTCGGCAGCCAGGCGTAGGGCTTCTGGTAATGTCTGGGGGATCGATGGGGTAGGGGAGTTTGCCTGCTGCAATTCTTCCAGTTTGTCGATCAGCGAACGGCGGACAGCTTTTGATTCGCGCGCGGCGACTCGCAGGGCTTGTTTGTAGGTCATGGTTATGACAACCATAGGCGTACCGCCACCTGGCGGCACGGTTGCACTTTTTGTGTAACCGTCCTCACCTTCTAATTCGTCGAGTATCTTTTCGATGAATTTGTTGTTCCGAACGTCTGGTTCCCCACATAACTTACGCGCTTCATTGACCATCTTTAACAGTGTCTGGCTGTCGATTGTGTCTCCGGTGTTGGGGATGATATTCACGGCTGGTGCTGGCGTAGCTGAAGCAACAGGTGCTGGTTTTTCAACATTTAAATTATTACCGGTCATTCTATGTGCCTCCTTTCTCATTTCTGCTGCCACTGTTGCGTAACGTAGACGTCCTTGTTCAATCAAATAATCCCTGATCTCGGCTATCAGTAGCCTGTTGATCACAGCCTTATCTGTTCGGGTATAAAAACGTCTGGTTATCATGAAATAGTTAGCAATTGCGCCGGGAATCTCCCGTGTCGGCATACAGGTAGTATGCAAGGCGATCGCTTCGGCTATTTCATTACGGGTGATGAGAGGTGTTTTCATAAACCCCCCTGAACGTCGGCAGAGAAGGGGAGGCTCCAGTAACTAAGTGAATTGCGCGAGTTAGTTGAAAAACGGGCTGTAAAAATGCAGGGGCCATCAGGCAATTGAGAGCGTGCTTCGTCTTCTGTTGCTGCGATAACGAAGTGATAGTGGTGTTTTTTACAGGAATAGAAACGCCAGATGAATTCTGGGCGTGCGCAAGGATTGGCATTAACCATAGTTACGGCCTCATTCGTAGGTTTAACAACCTGCGCCCCGCTGCTAAACGGGTGGCAGGACGTGACGGGGTTAGCAGACTGGCACGAATGAAACCAGCAGGCCGAAGCCTCCCCATCACGCCCCACCATAATTCGGGCGTAACGTGGTTTTACGGACACAAAAATACCGCAATATCGGATATCTGCGGTTGTCCGCATTCGTATTCAGGCTGCTAAACCCGGTCGCAGAATTTGCTACGACGGCGGAACTATAAGCCTGAACGATTAAAAGGTCAATATGATGCGAAAAGATAGCATTCGCGACTTAAAAATACAAATTTATTAGAGCATTAATTGTATAACAAATACACAAATGGATCTAATAACCTCTTTTTTTTAAAGGCGAAAATATGTACCCTAAATGGGTTATAAGGCAGGTGAGGTTATAATGAGAAAACTATTACTACCGTTATTATTTATGGCTGGGACTGTTAATGCAGCATCAAGCGTAAAGGAGATTTGTACCGATTATACGAAATACCTTGGGCACGTTTACGGCTTTGCTGTCAGTCAAGATGAATCCATGCGCAAGAAGTTACTGTCAGATATGAAACGCCTTAAACTTTCTGAAGCGATGGTGCAGCAAGAACTGTATAAAGTCGCAACCAACGAAAATGCTAAATATCAATATTCTCGCCTGTTAAATCCCGACGCAAACGAGATCAATCGAAGCTCTTTCGATTATATGGTAAAGGCATGCGAAACCGCTCCTGATTTTGCTATTCCTAGCTGGGGTGTGCTGGTGGCGAGCAATGCCGTTAATAAAGAAGACGTTGGAAGAAATGGCATTGATTCAATCAGAAACTCCCCGGGAATGCGCCATCAAAACGTTCAGGGTACGCTTGAAGAACGGGCCAGGGGGCCGGGTACAAACTCCCCAATGGGAAACCTCTCCCCGGAGGAATTGCAAGAGTATAACCAACGGATGGAGCAGTATGAGAAAGCTGCACGCGAAAAAATGGAACAACAAAAAAACGGATCTCTTAATACTTTCCAGCAAGGTTTAAAAGCGCTTAATTTACCCTATGAATGGTGAATATATGGTGGTTAACTAATTAAAATATTAATATCCAAAGGAGATAAATTAATGCGCATCAAACGATTTTTACTAGTTCTTGCTTTGCTTACTCCGTTTTCATCAATGGCAAATGTAAGCAAATGGTCAACCGGCGAGACTCATGGTGTTCGTTCTTATGCTGTTTCCAGCAAAGATAATTATACGCTTACATTTGAGTGCGATGTTGGATTTAATAATACGGATCCCAATCAAGTAGGAACACGACTACTCACTCTCATGAAAACAGAACCTGGCGGTGAGTCATTTGATGCTAAAAAAGAACAAATAACGCTGAAAGTTGGTGATGATGAATATCCTATCAGTTCTATCGGTTCCTCTGTGGGTGATAGTTACTGGTATGGTTTTTGGTCAGATACCCCTGATATGGAAGTTAAAACATTCGATGCATACGTAGACGGAAAAAAAATCGCAACATTTACGCTACGTAAGGCCGCAGAGCTTTTCAACGCGGCACCTGAAGATGGCTGCCTGAAGCGCGCAAAATGACCTGTCACAAATGACTACTCGTAGAATCGGTTAACACACCAGATTCTACGAGGTTTCAATGACACCACGACAATTACTCGAAGACGTCAAATCCCGCTTCACACCTTTGATTGCGGATGAACCTGCCTTACTGGAATCCCTGCTAAGAAAAGCATTGGGAACCTACCAGGATAGGGCGGGGCACATCAAGCGGATACGCTTCACCGATCAGGCCAGTAAATCACTTGCTTGCCCAGCTGATTTTCTTGCGCTCGTATCGGTTACAGATCACACCGGCGATCTTGTCTACTCCGATGTTTACGATGGGAATATCGAGCTTGAAGATACCCATCGAGCGGTATACCCACTGAATGTGTCATATCTGGCTAATTTGCGTGATATGGATCTGGATAATGGGGAAGTGCCACCTGAAATCATTGGATTACTTTCTGACTATCTGGAAGTGTTAATCGCGATACCTAACACTGATCGCCTGCGAAGAATATCTATCGCGGGGAAACTCGATGCCAGCAATTTATCCGACGAGAACACGCTGTATCAGCGAAAGCTGGATCTGGAAGAGAAAATGAGCGCAACAAGGGCAATTATCCCGGGAATTGTTCTTTTCTCATCCATGTTGAAGTGAGGGAGCTGATATGGGGCTTAATGTTGCTTCAGTAAAGTCTTATGTATCTTCGGCATTAACGACGACATTATTTGGCTCCGGCGTTGGTGAGCGGGAAGTTGGTAAGCTGACGTCAATCATCATGAACAAAATGTTGTTCGCGCAAGGATGGCAGTTCTCTGTCGAAGTTGATGGACTGGAGGGGGCAGACTTCTTTGCCAAAGACATTACCTACCACGATTACAGCATCGAATATGAAACGATTAAAATCGGCGGAGGGAATATCCTTCAACCAACGGAGCGTTCGCCTGGGCAGATAACAATGATGGTCAGGGATACCGTTGATGGCCTCGTTTTGGACTGGTTTAAGACGGCAAAAAGTCGGGTGATTAATCCAGACGGTACCGGGAATATACCGTCTAAATATTTGCTCAATGTGCGTATTTATCGGTTGCTGTCTTCCGGCTTAACCAAACTGGAAAATGAGATGACTGTATTCCCTGTCACTACCGGCGATGTCACCTATGCGCGGGATCAGGTTACGGAATTTAAGTCATTCCCAATGACCTTCGCATTGCACAGCACGTTTAACCAATCCTCAAGTTCTTTGGCTTCCCTTCTGGGCTTTAGTTTTTCTCTTTGAATTAAGGAGCAAGGATGCTTTTACCCCTTTTCCCGCTACCATCGCGGCCAACTGAATTGATCCAGTTCCGTCAGCCAAATATTGCTGATGCGATGCGTTTCAACTCGATAACACCGGAGGAACAAGAACAACAGACAACGGCGTATTTAAAAGCCTTGCTGGCTGAACCCGCGAAATATGATCCCCTGACATGGACGGCGCAGGACCGGATTACCGCGTTATGGTGGATATTTACTGGCTCCCGTGAAACACCGGTCGAGACATTCACCTACACCTGTAAACATTGCGGTAAAGAGCATTATTACGATTGCGATATGAATGCTCTGGCTGAAGATATCCAGGTCCTGGAAGTGGAACCGTTCATTGACGATATTGAGGTGTCTGTAGAGGGCGTGCCTTATCAATGGCGTATCGTGCCGCTTGATGGTTGGGCAATGGAAATGCTGGAGATGCGCCGTGCAGCATTGCCACCTGAAGACGACGCGGAATTCAAAGAAGCGATCGTTGATTTGCGTTTTTGGGAATTCGCTTATCAGTGTGAACTTTATAACGATGTTAGCGGTACTCGTGAAGAGCAGGCTGAGCGTCGTTATGAAACGATCAAACGGATGGCCATTGATACTGAATTTATGAAGCTGGCGGCACACATCCGGCTGGCTCATGAAAAGCTCGAACATGGTTTACCGTGCTACATCGATAAAGGCGAAATGCGACTTCGTCTCCCGCCGCACAAATGCCCAAACCAGGATACAAAGGAGTCCACAGAGGGTGCGTATACCCGTCTGTGGGTGCCCTTTCGGGCTACCGACTTCATTCCACAGGTGGGGATTGAAAAGCTATCAGACCTTAGTGTCCAACCTGGTTTTGTATGGGGGTATACCGATTCAGGACGCTGAAAGGCTCACTGAATCCTATGCGTTTTTCCTGTTGGAGAAACTGGAAGAAAAACTTAAACCGAAGCGGTAGGCGATAAGATCATGGAAAGAAAAAACGCCAACATTGACGATGTGATAAGGACGGTTGAAACCGCCAGCGCAAAAGAGCTGGAAGAGCTTGCAGGTATTCGGGAAGCCGTTGAAGATTTGAAAGGGGGGCGAGTTGCTACAGTTGATCCTGTCTCTCGCAGTGTGTCGGCATTAAATCGCACAATCGAAAATTCCCGGGCAGACTTTGTGGCCAATGCGCCATCAGTGGACCCTATTGTTGAGGCAATGAAACGGCTTAATTTAGGGGACGTTTCTCGTGTAGTTCAGGAGGATGTTGCTCTACAGGAACCGCAGGCCAAATCAACTACGCGAAAGGGTAAAAAACGACGCAAGAAGGCTATAACAGAAGATGTAAAGGCGCAACGTACCGAAGCAGCCGAACACGCTCGCGAAATGTTCGGTCAAAAAGGCGGTGCGCAAAAAAGCCAAAACCAACGCGATGCGCGTGGTCGTTTTATTGGAAAGTCAGGGAGTAAGGCCGCAGCGGAAGATGCCCGTGCTGAACGTGCTGAAAAGGCCAGGCGCAAAGAGGATGATGAGCGTCTAAATGCTGAATCAGGTTTATTAAAAAAACTGTCAAAAGTAGCTGAAGGCATAGGTAACCCTTCAGAGACTCGTGCCGTCGATGCGTTAGGTTATGCCGTTGCTGGTCCATTGTGGGCCGCAGGGAAGGAGCTTGGCGGGATATCAAAAGAAGTTGGTGGATCGCTTAATGGTGCCAGAAAGTCTATTGCCGATGTGATTCGTGGCAATGACGATAACAGCCGTAGAAAAGGTTTTTTTAGGCGTAAATCGCAAAATAGTGCCGATGTCGTTCAGGTTAACACCCAAAAACGGACGGTTCAGGAACTTCAGGATCAGACCAGCGAAATTAAAGAGGGCAATGACAAGATTCTCAGCGCCCTTGATCAGATAGCCAAAAACACCGGGAAAAAGAAGGGCGGCTTGCTGTCCAAATTATTTAGCCTGTTAGGGAAGGGGGCCGGTGGCGTCGCGTCGTTGTTAATGGGGCGTGGCATGCTGAAAAAAGCTGGAGCACTCGCTTTTGGCGCTCTGGGGGCAAAGAAACTTGTAGGAATGCTACGCGGTGGTGGCAAGAAGACTCTCGCCCATGAAGGCGGAGATTTGGCTGCCCGGGCAGCAGGTAAACTTGGATTAAAGGCAGTTGGTAAAGGGGCGTTACGCGCAATTCCCCTAGTCGGCACAGTGGCTGGAGGTATTTATGATGCGGTAACCGGTTGGAATGATACAGAAGCGCAACGTCGAGCGTTTGGGCTTAAATCAGGACAAGATCCATCATTCCAGCAAAAAGCCGCTTATACGTTAGCTAATGTTCTTGATATGGGGGGACTGGTATCTGGTATTAGCAGCGCCATTGGTGAGGTTCTCAAATCACTTGGATTTGAGGATATCGGCAATATGTTGCAATCATTTTCGACGGAAAGTATTGCCCAGGCCATTGATAGCGGGGTTACCAACTTAGAAACATATATTTCTAACCTTGGCGACACCATTTCTACCAAGTTCGATGATTACACAGCAAAGATTGGTGATGCTGTTTCAGCATGGTTTAGCGATACATCTAATAAGTTGCTTGAAAAGCTGGATGCCATAAAAGACTTCTTTACTGTCGATAACCTGAAACAGGTTTTCAGTGATGCAATTGATAGTGCAATTGACTTCATTAAGAACCCAGGGAAACACATTAAAGAGGCGGCTGGTAATATTTGGGATGGGGTTAAAAATTTACCCGGTAAAGCATTAGATGCAGCGGTTGATGCCGTTAAAAATACCCCTGCGGCAATGATTGTATCAAAAATACCCAATCCGATCGGCGAGGCTAATGCAAAAGAAATCACTCCAGAGTTAAAAGCTCCGGTTAATAGCCACCAGGAGACATCTGATTCTAAAACTGAATCCGATGCTAAACAGACTAATATTGCTACCCGCGTGATAAATGCGGCACTGGACACGGCGAAAGATAGCAATAAAACAGTTAAAGAAACTGCCAATCAGATTATCAATGCAAATGCCGTAGAAACGGGCAATAGCGCGGTGCGGAAAATTGATTCAGCTATTGGACAAAATAGCTCGTCATCATCGTCGCGTAATACCACCGGCACTGGGAATGACATTCAGAAAGCTGCTGATACCTACAATAATGGCAACTTAGATGTAAAAGTCGGAAGCCTTGGCGCTGAAGGTAAGGCAAATCTCGATAAGTTAGCTCCGTATTTTGCTGAACTGGAGAATAAATATGGTCTTCCTGAAGGCACTCTTTACGCGATTGCTGCAACTGAATCTGGTGGTAATCCGTACGCAAAATCCCAAACTGGTGCTCTAGGAATGTTTCAGTTCACGGGCATTGCTCGTGAAGAGACTGGCTTAGCTGAAGGTGAATCGTTTGATCCTGTGAAATCGGCAGAAGCTGCGGCTCTTCTCATGAGCAAGTATCTGAAGCAAGCCAATGGAGACTTAAACGAGGCCATCACTGCATATAACGCTGGGTTTGGCACTATTAATAAGTGGAAAAAAGGCACCGGTGACTTATCGAAGGAAAACCGTGAGTACGCGATCAAGGTCAATACTCATCGTGCTCGCTATTTAGGTGGTGAAATCTATACACCTGGGGCAGGAGCACAGGGTGGGGCGCAATATGGAGTGAGGGAACCACTACCTGATAACGCCGTTATCGATCAGTCTACTGGTCTGGCGTTTACCCCTGGTGATAGCCCGTTTGAGAAAGGCGGTTTGGTAGACAAAATCGGCAATGCTGTTGGCGTTAACGATCTGGTCAACAAATTCATGAATGGCCGGGGTATGCGTCGGGAAGTCGTTCAGGGAACGCTCGAAGAACGTGCACGAGGGAAGGGGACCGCAACAGCAGCTGGCAATGTGTATGTTGATACTCCGATGCCAGTTGAAGAGGCGCGTCCGGTGGCCAGCAACTCAAGTTACTTTGACCAACTCGGCGCACAAATGGGGATTGATGGACTATTCGATAAACTCCGCAACTCGCCGGGGATGCGGAAAAATAATGCGCCTGAACCAGCCTCCACGTCCCAGGTGACGACTGCCGCCAACGATTTGCAGCAACCAACCGGTCGTATGCAGATAGACGGGCAGGTTATTAGTGACCTTGGCGGTTCCGGTGCCAAGCCGACAATGCAGTTGGCTGATAATACCGTTTCACTTGATGGTGAAACGAAGCGGCTGTTTGCGCAGATGACCTCATTGCTTGCCAGGATTGAAGAGCACACCAAAGACTCGGCGAAAGGCCAGGGAACTGTCGTAAAGGTCAGCACGCCTCAGCCGGGCGTTATGCGCACGGTACCACTGTCAATTGATGATCCGTTGATGAATGACTACGCGAGAGTTGATTGATGGCCAACAATAATGAAATTGATCCTTTGCTGACGCTGGAGTTATCCGGCGTAAAAACGTATGAGTCCCAGGAGGAGGCCTGGGGCGCTCGTTTATATGAGTGGCTAAACACTTATCAGGGTGAGGTATACGGAGATCCGTCATGGGGCAATGTTTTACCGCAGTTTAAACACGAACCGACCAACTTGTCGCATGTTCAAATTGCGGTTGAGGCAATGCTGTTGCAAAAACTGACGGTAGATTTACCTGACATACCGATTTCTGGCTTGTCAGTAGCCGAGGGAGATGCTTTTGATAAGTTGAAAATATCCATTCGTATCAGGGATATAACTATCACACAGGACGTGGTGCTATGAGTAAAACAACACCGACTAAAGACAGTATTCGTGCAGAGTTTGAAGAGCTTGTCGAGAAAGATTCATTCTGGTCGAAGTTTGTCGGCTCTCAATTTGTCTCGATGCTGACATTGTTTATTACCCAGATTGTCTACAGGTGCTTTCAGTATGCCGATGCGGCGCTGGCTGAAGGCTTTATATCGACCGCGACGCGGCGTTCCTCTATCCTGGCAGCGGCAGAAACGAATAGTTACGTTGGTACCAAGCCAACACCGTCATCCGGGATGGTTGAGATCACAGCCACAAGTGAAGATGCTCCAGCGGTAATCCCCAAAAACACGCCTTTAATATCTGACGACCAGTACCCTTACATGACTATGGATGTATGCAGGTTGGTTGACGGCACCGGTACGGTAGAAGTGGCACAGTTGGAAATCCAGGAGGTGACATATACCGTTACGGCAGCCAAAGAATTTCTGGAAGTCGTGTTATCAAAGGCTCTCACTGCTGTCTGCTATAAGCTGGAAGTATTCGTGACGACCGATGGTAAGACCACGCAGTGGTCTTCCAGCACTATGTTCCGGTTAGCCGGTAGTAAAAGCCAGGTCTACGTTGAGTTTTATAAGCCATCCGAGCAGTTGGGGGTTCGATTCGGTGATGGGCTAATTGGGCAAATACCGCCAGAAGGCTCGACCATTACACTTAAGGTATGGTGCACCAACGGAGATATAACCCTGGTTGCTGGCCAAAACCTGACTCCTGTCGATTCTGCGGCTAATTTAGCTAATTTGATTTCAGTTAAGACAACGACACCCATAACCGCAGGTACCGATGCCGAAACAACGGAGATCACACGTAATCGTGCACAATATTACCTTGCCTATGATGATCAGGTCGTATGGGGCGGGGACTATACGTATTTTCTGGTGCGTAACATCCCGGGACTGTCCTGGGTAAAGGCATGGGGCGAAGGCCAGCAAGAGAAATTAGATGGTGCTTATAATGTTCGGAATATCAATAAGATATTTATTTCAGGATGGCATCCAAACAAAAGCCAGTCAGAGCTTGAAGAAATGATCCTGGCTGCCTTTAAGAAGGTGCCGAATGAGTTGAACAAGAAATTCTCGTATAAAGAGGTCAGAAAACTACCCTTTAAGATCACCATCACTGGGCGGATATCGGCAAGCCTGACCATTGAGAACGTGACTGATGAGCTGAAGTCGGCACTGGAAACAAAATTTGGGCGTGACTCAACTTTCTTTGATCCGAACCGTGTCGGCAAGTACATCCTAATCAAGAAAAAAGACGTTTGGGCATTTATAGAAACGCTGGGTTATTTCCGCGACTTTTATCTGGAATTTGTCGAGTGGAATGAGTCCAACGGCTTTTACGATTTCGTTTATCTGGATACAGAAAACTCCACCTTTAATATTTCGTATGAGGAGGAGTGATGCAGCGTTCCTGGTTTAATAACCGGCTTACATCAGCTAAGCAAAAGTCATTACTTTATAAATCATTGGCTGATTTGGTTCAGTCAATGATGGACACCTTTGTTGACCCATGGTTGGAGCGAATTACCAACCGGAAGTCTATTTTCTCCATGAGCAAGGAGGATCTGGAGACTAGGACAAATGAACTTGGCCAGTTTTTTACTATCAGAACGTCGAATTCATCTTCCGTTCCGATGTTGTTACAACAGCGGTTTGATGAGATCCATTTTAAGGGTACTGAACGCCCTATAAACCAGACAATTTATCGCGAATTTAACGGTATATCGGTTTTATGGGATCCCATATATGCTCCGGTGGACTTTGAACGTCATCCCTATGGCACGGTCCTGATTCCAGAAAGCACACTGGAAACCACCGGCGGCACATTCGGCGAGATGTTTCTGACTTCCAGAGGAATGATCAGTATTCCCATAAACGACCTGGCCCGGACAATGGGTATTACTGGAACGATAGATCAGTCCGCAATTACAGAAGAAATTCTCAGAAAGTTTAATCAGTTCGTAAAGCCTCTACTGCCACTGCATATAGTGTTTGATGGGCTTACGCTCTATTTGTCGGTTGTTGTAAATGAACAGGCCGACATGATCACTTTGAATGAGATTTCTGATACCGAAAAAGCATTCTGCTGGTTTGAAACTTCGGATACAACTTCGCTTACTGAAGTTACGTCGATTAACGCCCCGATCACTGCAACGCCGGGCGGCACTATTGTGAAAGCAACGCCTACGTTTGATCGCACCCGCGCAGATGATTTGCTGTTGGATAGCGATGCGTGACAATCACCCCGTCCGCAGGGCGGGGTGACAAGTTACTTATCTTACAATGAGGCTTCACAACATTGATTAGGGAAAATCATGTCTGACGTCTCAACAAACCTCTATAAGAGTCAGTTGTTGGACTATTACTATCAGCGGCGCGCTGAATCGTCCATTAACAAAGGCTCTCGATTTTTAATCAGCAAGGCCGTTTTCGGTACCAGTTCACTGGTTACTAAGAAAGGAGATGGCACTTATGAGATTGGAGAACTGCCAAAGGCTTTCGATCTGGCAGAACTGACCAGTCAATTTTGCACCATCAACCTCGTCCCAACCTACTCAGGCGGGATAATTACTGTCCGAATGGACCTTGATCAAAGTCAGTTGCAGGAAGGGAAAAACTACCCATTCAACACTCTGGTTGTTCTGGATAACGAGAATAAGCCAATCGCCATTATTTGTGTCCAAGAAGACTCGCTGTATGTGGGCAAAACATATACCGCAGTTATGGCCATAAACTCGACTACAGCATAAGGATATGCTTGATGAATGACGTTACAGTTGTTACATCGGTTACTTACCCATCACCCGAGTCGTTGGCTCTGGTGGCTGATGTGCAATACCACGAACCATATCTGTCAGCCGCTCTAAACCGAAAATTCAGGGGAATTGTTGACCCGGGATTTTATGCTGGTTTCTTGCCTAAGCCTGGCGGTGGAATGAACCTGTTAATCACCTCAGTGGATGGAGATAAAACCGCTGGCGCGGCGTCAGTGGATATTGGTGAATTCTACCAGGTAACTATTCAGCATCGTAAGGATATCTCTCTTGCACTTAACGCAGGCAAGAAATATGCAATTGTGCTGAAGGGAAGATACCTTCTTGGAGAAGATACCTATCAGGTGAATACCGCGTCACATATTCATGCAGCTGAATTTGTTGCCAGAACCTATACCGATTCATATCAGTTAGGTGATGGGGAACTGCTGGTTTGTACGGTGAATATCCCTGCTGGCGTATCTACCATTACTCAAGAGATGATTGATACATCCGAGCGTATCAACCGCACGATCGGCATTGATATTTCAGACTCTGTAACCAGTACCAGAAGTGATGTTGCTGCGAGTTCGCTGGCAGTTAAAAAAGCCTACGATCTGGCGAAAAGCAAGTATACGGCGCAGGATGCAAGCACAACGCAAAAGGGATTAGTTCAGCTCAGTAGTGCCACTAACAGCACGTCCGAAGTGCTGGCCGCCACACCGAAAGCTGTCAAGGCTGCATATGACCTGGCTAACGGGAAGTATACAGCCCAGGATGCAACCACGACACAAAAAGGGATAGTTCAGCTCAGTAGCGACACCAACAGCACTTCTGAAACATTAGCTGCAACTCCAAAAGCGGTTAAAGCTGCATACGATCTAGCAGCCGGAAAGGCACCATCCAGTCATACACATCCCTGGAATCAGATCACTGGTGTGCCAACAGCTTCATTGACAGCGAAAGGCATCACTCAGCTCAGTAGTGCCACTAACAGCACGTCCGAAGTGCTGGCCGCCACACCGAAAGCTGTCAAGGCTGCATATGACCTGGCTAACGGGAAGTATACAGCCCAGGATGCAACCACGACACAAAAAGGGATAGTTCAGCTCAGCAGTGCTACCAATAGCACGTCCGAAGTGCTGGCCGCCACACCGAAAGCTGTCAAGGCTGCATATGATTTGGCTAATGGAAAGCAAGCGGCAGACGCTACGCTCACTGCTCTAGCGGCACTAGCTACAGCAGCAGATAAACTCCCTTATTTCACAGGTGTTGATCGTGCCGCGTTAACTGCATTGACAAGTGTTGGACGCGCCATTCTTGGTAAGACCAGTATTCAGAGCGTTCTTGATTACCTTGGTTTAGGGGAAGGCTCGGCGCTGCCCGTTGGCGTGCCTGTTCCGTGGCCCTTAGAAACACCACCAACGGGCTGGCTAAAATGTAACGGAGCAG